GGAAGGTATGTTGGTGTGCCTTCCGTTTTCCTTCGAGTGTTTGGTTGTAATTTTGAGTGCCGTGGATTTGGTCAACAAACACAAGATAGGGATAAATGGGTACCAGAAGAATTAATGCCTCATAATAAATCCTATTCTAATATAACTAATATTAAGGATCTTCCTGTTCCTGGTATAGGTTGTGATAGTTCCTTTTCTTGGGGAAAGAAATGGGGACACTTAGCAAATATTGATGATACTGATACTATTGTTGATAAAATCAATTCTTATATTCCTAGCACAGAACCAATCCATTTAGTTATAACTGGCGGGGAACCACTCCTTAAAGGTTTTCGACCTGCTATGAGTGATATTGTTTTTCATCCTAAGTTGGGTATGAATAATGTAACATTTGAAACAAATGGAACACAAGAATATTTGTTTAATAATGCAACAAATACTCATGAGAAATATGAAATATATTGTGAAAGATTTAGTCAATTTTATGGATCAAATGGTATTACATGGTCTGTTTCGCCAAAACTTTCTTTTTCTGGTGAAGAATGGAATGATGCTATCGTACCTGATGCGTTACTTACTTATAACACTTGGCCTGATTCTTTTTTATATCTTAAATTTGTAGTCCGTTCATTAGTTGACTTACAGGAAGTTGAAGAAGCTATTATGGCATATAAAGAAGCTGGTGTTAAAATAGATGCTGTTTATTTAATGCCTGAAGGAGGAACAGTTGAAGGATTATCAATTACAGAACAGGATGTAGTACAACTTTGTCTTGATACTGGATATAAGTTTAGTCCTCGTTTACATATTAATCTTTTTGGAAATATTTGGGGAACATAAGAATGGCTACACCAGAAGGTAATAAAAATACAAAAGAAACAAAGAAAAATGCAAAAAGAAATAAAGATGGGTTAAGAGGTATTCCGTATACGGATGTGGTAAATAATAAATCTATTATGGTTAATGATGGTGGAAATGATAAAGATGGTAATCCTACCAGAGAAGGACATACTAGAATAGATAGTGATACACTTAATACTTTAAGTAAAGCTGCAAAAGAATTAAAGATAAGACGAGCTGTTCTTATAAGAAAAGTTCTTCAATCCTTTTGTATGTATTTTACAGAATCAAAAGAATTAGGTGGTAATCCTTTTTTTAATACACCTAAAACATATGAAATTTGGTTACAAGATAGAAGTGAAGTAAAAGTATTAGTGAATGAAATTATTAATATGAATAATACAATGCAGGAAAATAGTAAATCACCAGAAGTTAAATTGTTATCAAAACAAATGGTTACTTTAACTAAAATAATGAACCTTACACATAAGACGGTACTATGACTGAAAAATACAATTATTATTATGACGAGTACTATAACGACATATCAAAATTATATGATCGGTTTATTAATGTAGTCAACCCTCATATTGTTGGAGTGTATCGTGGATCATTACCAATCGCGACTCATTTAAGTAATATACTTGATTGTCCTATGAGTATTATAAAGTTTCAGTCTCGGGACGGTGAAGATAAAAAGGCTGAATGGTTGTTAAATCTAACAGAGGATAAAACTATTAGAGATAAGCCACAATTCTTTCCTACGTTGATTGTTATAGATGATGTTTATGATACAGGCAAAACATTTCGAGCTATTAAAAAACTTCCAGAGTTTAAAGATAACATAACTTGTAGATTAATATCATTATTTGGTAATGCTAATGATGATGATGTTTCCTATTTACATGAACAATTATATAGATGGATTGTCTTTCCACATGAACGCGTAAAAGGAGGTATGTGATGTGGGAAATAACTAAATCATTTAATTTTTGTTATGGTCATAGAGTCTGGACACAGGAACTAAATAAAGAGTTTAGTTTAGATAGTCAATGTAAGTGCCGACATCTTCACGGTCATGAAGCCACAGTTGATGTTACTTTAAGATCAAATAAATTAGATAAGTCTGGTATGGTTACAGATTTTAAACATTTGAATTGGTTAAAGCAGTGGTTAGATGACTATGTGGATCATAAGTTTATCATGGATAAAAACGATCCTTTATTTACCACAATGTTTAAATTAAACAGAGATGATGTTTTAATGATTCCTATTGATGGAAATGGATATGTGTTTGAGATGCAGAATAAAACAGAAAGTTCTTTATCTGAATATTATGAAGGATTTTTTATTGTAGATTTTCCACCCACCTCAGAGAACCTTTCTAAATGGATTTATGAATTTACAAAAACTAAAATGAAACCTCTTTGTGAAGTTTCGAGTGTAACTTGGCATGAAACACCAAAGAGTGTTTCCATATATCATGGAGGAAATGAATGAAACAAATAACAGCATCTGAAGCTATATTAGATTATTTAAAGAAATCAAATATTAATTATTTTGCAAACGATAATATTTCTGATGTTATTGATGAAAGAGATTTACCAGAGATAGAATCTGAAGTAGCAGAAGCATTTCAAGGAGTATTAAAAGCACTTCTTATTAATACAGAGGATGATCATAATACAAAGGATACAGCTAAAAGAGTTGCTAAAATGTATGTTCAAGAAATCTTTAAAGGTCGTTATACAAAATTACCTAAGATTACAGCGTTTCCGAATGCAAAACAATATGATCAATTATATATGACAGGGCCTATTACTATAAATTCAACCTGTGCCCATCATTTTCAACCAATAGATGGTAAATGTTGGATTGGAATATTTCCAGGTAAAAAAGTTATAGGTCTTTCCAAATTTAATAGAATAGTAGACTGGGTTGTATCAAGACCACAAATACAAGAAGAAATGACAGAACAAATTGCCGATATAATTGAGAAAGAAACAGAAGCTAAAGGTGTAGGAGTTATTGTTAAAGCAGAACATTTTTGTATGACGGCTAGGGGTGTTAAAGAACATGAAAGTGATATGATGACATCAGTAGTTCGTGGTCTACTTCGTAATGAACTATCAATGAAAACTGAGTTTTTTTCTTTGTTAAATAATATGAAAGGTATAAAATAATGGTCAATATGATAACTAGTGGTAAACAAAAAGTAACTGGTAAAACAGTTCTTTTATTTTCCGGTGGTATGGATAGCTTAATATTTGATTATTTATTAAAGCCCGATGTGTTGTTGTATATTCCAACTGGAAGTAAATATGAACAGATAGAAAATAAAAAATTAGATATACTTAAGAAAAAAAATTATGTAGATAAAAATAAGCTAGTTTTTTTACCTAATGTTTTAAATTTAAGTGTATTTGAACGTGATGATGCAATTGTTCCAAACCGTAATGCTCATTTAATGTTATTAGCTTCTATGTATGGCGAACATCTAATATTAGGAAGTATACAAGGGGACAGATCATATGATAAAGATATTATTTTTTATAAGAAAATGATGGATCTGTTAAACTATACATGGAAAGAACAGCATTGGACTGAAGAACGTGTTTTTACAGTTAGTTCACCATATAAAGATAAAACAAAAACAGAAATTGTTAAAGAATATTTGGAAAAAAGTGGAAGTTCAGATGCTTTATTAGAATCATACAGTTGTTATGAAGGTGATGAACAACCGTGTGGTTGGTGTAAACCATGTTTTCGTAAATGGGTCTCACTTCATAATAATGGAATAACAATACCAGAAAAATATTATAAACATAATCCTTGGAATGCGCCATGGCTTCCAGAATTAAAATCTGTAGTTTTAGAGGGTAAGTATAGAGGCGCTGAAGATAAAGATTGGGTAACAGCATTAAACGATAAAGGAAAAATATAAGAAAGGAATATAATAGATGTCTAGCTTAACATATATAATGTCAGGAATCTCCATGGTTCTTAAGAATGGTAAAGTGTGCAAAAGGGATAATGAAAAATATGCTAATATGGTTACTGATACTATTCGTGATTTTAAATCAGAAATTAATTTTGAAATGATGTTTAATGCCTATCATGAGGATGTTTTAATGGATGGTTATTTATCTAAATATAAATATTTCGGTTCTAAATGGTATGCGGATTCTGGTGGTTTACAAGTAATTACAGCGGGTCGAACTATAACAGAAGAATTAAAGCAAAAAGTTTATGAAATGCAAGCAATGCATTCTGATTATGCTATGTGTTTTGATGAAATGCCTATTAATGTTACTGCATATGCTGGTACTGCTTCAAGAGTTGATCTTTCAGGAAGACAATTTATAACCGAGTGGAAAGAAGAAAAAGCTATTAAAACTGGTTTAAATGTAAAAAAACAGATTGAAATTATTCGTAAAATGAAATCCAAAACAAAAGTATTTTTAATTTGTCAAGGAAATGATATACAGGATTTTGTTGATTATTTTGATACAGCTATAGCACAAATACCAGAAGAGTATTATTCAACTTTGGCAGGTGTTGCGGTTAGTTCAGCATGTACTGGATTAGGAAAATTAGAAACTATCAAATTATTAGGATCATATAAATTTATGAAAATTCCAGCAGGTATGGGAAATAAATTACATCTTCTGGGTTATGGTTCAAAAGGTAGATTATATTCAATGTTAATATTAAAAGAAAGTGGTTATTTGGATTGTGATATTACTTTTGATTCTTCGTCACATGCAATGAATACCTTATTAGGTGAAATATTAGTTAAAGAGTGTAAATTATTTCCAGAAGGTGGAACTATACCGTTTGGTAAGGTAAGGACACCAAAGTCAGATCGAATATTTAAATATTTATATAATAAGTATGGTGTAGTTATTAGAAAATATTATGATAATATGTCTTTTGATGAATATTTAAAGATAGTTTGTGATGATCTTACAACCTCAAAAAAATTTCATTTAGATTGTAAAACAGATGTAACTATTCATTTATATACACGTTTTTTAATAGCATATGAATCATTCTATAATTTTGCCGAATCAATAATAAAAATAACAGATGGTATTAAAGAAAGAAAATTTGATTCTGGTGTTCCCATTATTAATAGTTTAATAAATGTTAAAACAAAAGAAGATTTTAATAAGTGGATTAAAAAATGTTCGAAACACGTGCCTTCTAATGCTATTAAACGCTTTGAAACATTTGACGAGGCACAAAAACAACAAGCAGTTTTACCTATATAAATGTGATGTTTTAAAGGTTATAAATATATAATGAATAGTAAAAGAGGGGGTATTACTGATGGATGAATTAAAACCGGATAAAGAAGGTAAAATACATTTAATATTAAATCCTGATGATAGTGCTTTGGTTGTTCGTACAAACGATACAATTGAAATTGTTAGTCGTGAAATGGTAGAAAATGAAAATGGTTATGTTGGTGATATTGAGGATTTAAATAAAACTTTTTCGCTTGTTTTAGCATTAGCTGCATCACTTGAAGATGAAGATTTATATAGTCGTATCTTTTATAATTTAAATAAAGTTTTGATGCAACAATGGAATAGTTTAGATGATACAAAAAAAGAAGAAATTATAAAAATACGTCAGCAAAAAGAAAAAAAACAAAGCAATAAAGATCGTAAAGAAAAGGATAAAAGAGTAGACGATTTTAAAGATAGGATAAATAGACATAGACAAGATTATTATGAAGATCAACAAAGAAGAATGATGGAAGATTTATATAATGAAAAAGAGTTTTTGAAAAGAAATGAAGCTGAATTTGCAAAACCAAAAAGGAAAATAAAAAAGAAAAAAGCATCTTTAGCATACTTGAAAAATATTGCATGGGACCCTAATGATAAATCATTGACTGCACACTTTAAAGAATTTCGTGCTGATGCACCACCACCTGTTGAGGAGGAATAATGAATCCCTTTGAATATGCGAATGACTTGATGGTAAAGGAAGGTTATGATGAGGACATTGAGCAAAGAAAAGATTATAAAGAGTTTCTGATTAATCGCTCAATATCGTATCAACCAGATTTAATTCACATTGTTAATGAGATAAATAGATATCCTGATGTGGATAAGAAATTACATTATGATTTTCTTTATAATATTATATCCAAAAAGAAAAGACCAAGAAAGTTTTGGGTAAAGGGAAAGAAACTTGAAAACATAAAATTAATTAAGGAATTTTTCAAGTATAGTAATTCAAAAGCTGAAACAGTATTATCGATTCTTACTGATGGTGATATTGATTATATAAAGGATAAATTAGATAAAGGTGGTGTGTTTTGATATTATAAATATTATGTAGTTATTACATAAATTTATGATTTGAAAGGAACAGCCCAATGACAGATATTATTAAATGGACTATGGAAGATATGATTGAAGTGAGATTAAAAGAAGATGATGATTTTCTAAAGGTTAAAGAAACCCTCACACGAATTGGAATAGCTTCGCGAAGGGAAAAGAAGCTTTACCAATCTTGCCATATACTTCACAAACAAGGTAAATATTATATTGTGCATTTCAAAGAATTGTTTGCGCTTGATGGTAAGCCAACCAATCTTTCTGAAAATGATATAGAACGAAGAAATACCGTTGTGAATCTTTTGCACGAATGGGACTTGGTTGAAATTATATTTCCGGAGAAAGCACAACCAACGGTTTCAATTCGTCAAATGAAAATTCTACCGTTCGGAGAAAAATCTGAATGGGATTTACAAGCAAAATATTCCATAGGAAATGTTGGAATAAAGACCACTAATGAGTCTTATAGTGCCACTGAAATAAACGATGATATTTTTAAGTAAATGTGTTTTGATGGGCAGTTTATTTCTATCCGGTTGTGCTGGTATAGAATCATTTTTAATTGGTGTTACAGGTAATGTAACATCTCAATACATTATTAATAATGTAGATTTAAAGGAGTATGATCCCGTGAATGTAAAAATTGTAAAATTAACAAATGGTGAAGAACTAATAGGTGAGTTTAACGAAGAAACAAATACAATAACCAATCCGGTTGTTATGATTCCAGTGGATAAAGAAAAGATTGCTTTCCAGCCATGGATGCCTTACTCGGAAGATAAATCATTTACAATAAAAGATGAAAATATACAGACAACAGCTATTCCAAGTAAAACTATCGTAAATGAGTATAATAGAGCCTTTGGTAGTGGTATTGTAGTTCCCTAATAGTTCCTTGTTTTTTTGAACTCCTTTTGTTATAATATATTATGAAATTTTATACTTATGTAGCTAAAATTGGGAATAGAATTTATTCTCGTGAAATAGATAACAAGGGTAATTATTACTCTGGTTATACTAATTTTAAACCAACCCTGTATCTCCCATCACCAAAAGAAAAATCTGATTACAAGAGTTTAGATAATAAACCACTTGGGTCACATACTTTCGGTTCTATCAAAGACTGTCGAGAATTTGTTGATTCTTATGATGGTACTGTAAATTATTCTATTCTTGGTAATCGTAATTATGTTTCACAATACATAACAGAAACATATCCAAAAATTAAATGGGATACTTCAAAAATTACCATTTACAATATAGATATTGAAACATCTATTGATAATGGGTTCCCTGATATCCGTACAGCTAATTCAGAAATAACCTCTATCACGTGTTACAATAGTATAAATGACAAGTATTATGTTTTTGGGGCTGGTGATTACATACCTGATCAATCTGATAAAACTATAAATTATTTTAAAGCGGATGATGAACGTGAAATGATGAATATGTTTTTGAATTGGTGGAAAGAATCACCACCTGATATTGTTACAGGCTGGAATTGTAAATTTTTCGACATTCCATATATTGTAAATAGATTAGAAAAATTAGGACTTGAATCTAAACTTCTATCACCAATAAAGAATATATTTGAAAAGAATATAAAAATTGCTGGTAAAGAAAATCAAACGTATTCAATTACTGGTATTTCTGTTTTAGATTATCTTGATTTGTATAAAAAATATACTTATAAAATTAGAGAATCATATCGCTTAGATTATATTGGTAAAGTTGAGTTAGGTCTTAGTAAAGACCAAGATGAAATTCCAGGCTATGAGTTATACAAAACAGATTATCAGCAGTTTATTAATTATAATATCAGAGATGTTGAGATTGTAAAGAAACTTGACGAGAAAATGAAGCTGATGGATTTAGTAATTACTATGGCTTATGATTCTGGAATTAATTTTGAAGATGTCTTTTCGCCAGTTAAGACATGGGAGTCGATTATATATAGATTTCTTAAAGAAAAGAAAATAGCTATTCCAGTAAAATCTAATAATACCGAGACACGAACTATTGAAGGTGGTTATGTTAAAGATCCTCATATTGGTTTACATAAATGGGTAGTAAGTTTTGATCTTAATTCGCTCTATCCACATCTGATTCAACAATATAATATTAGTCCGGAAACTTTATATAAAGGTGTTGTTTGTGCTGATTCTAAAAATATTGGTGTCAGTGGATTATTAGAAGAAAAATTAGATACGGGTTATCTTAAAGAAAATAATATAACATTGACTCCTAATGGTGTTCATTTTAAAAATGATAAACAAGGTTTTCTTCCACAATTGATGGAAAAGATGTATAATGATAGGGTAGTATATAAGAAGAAAATGTTAAAAGAACAACAAAAAATAGAGAGTGGTGATTATAAAGATAAACAAAAAGTAATTAATAATATAGCAAAATATAATAATATTCAAATGTCAAAAAAAATATTATTAAATAGTGCTTACGGAGCTTGCGCAAACCAATATTTCCTTTATTATGATCCTGATTTAGCAGAAGCTATTACAATGTCAGGACAATTATCCATTAGATGGATTGAAAAACATATAAATATATATATTAATAATCTTTTAAAAACAAAGAATATTGATTATGTCATTGCGGCGGATACAGACAGCGTTTATATTACATTCGACAAATTGGTTACTGAAGTGTTTCCGGAAGGAGCGACAACTTCTAAGATTATCACCTTCTTGGATACGATTTGTAAAGATAAAATTCAATTACATATTAATCAAGGTTATAAAAATCTTCATTCGTATGTAAATGCTTATGAACAGAAAATGTTCATGGAACGTGAAGTAATTGCAGATAAAGGTATATGGACAGCCAAGAAAAGATACATTTTAAATGTTTATGATAACGAAGGTGTGACGTATAAAGAACCTAAGCTAAAGATAATGGGTATTGAAAGTGTAAGAAGTTCAACTCCGGAATGGTGTCGTGATAATTTGCAATCATTAATAAAAACAATTATCACAACGGATGAAAAAACAGTTGTAAAAAAAATCAATGACTATCGTGATATATTTAAAAAATTAAAGTTTATTGATATAGCATTTCCAAGATCAGTTCGTGGTCTTGATAAGTATAAATCTTCAAAAGATATTTATGTTAAATCTACACCAATTCATGTAAGAGGTGTTTTGCTTTATAATCATTTCTTAAAAAAACAAAATTTAACAAATAAATATCAATCAATTCGTGATGGGGATAAGGTTAAATTTGCATATCTTAAAGAGCCAAATAAGATTGGTGAGAATGTAATTGCAATTTCATCCGTTTTACCAAAAGAATTTAATTTAGAAAAATATATAGATTATGATACACAATTTGATAAATCATTTCTTCAGCCTGTTAAGAACATTTTAAATGCTATTGGTTGGAAGAGTGAACATACTGGAAGTTTAGAATTATTTTTTTGAGGAGGTAACTAATGGCAGTTAAAGATTTTATTAAACAATTAATCAAGGAGAGTGGAAATGATATGGCTTCGATTGTATCCTCTGGGATTATTGGGGATAGCAATACTTTTATTGGTACTGGATCATATTCATTAAATGCGTTACTGTCTGGTTCAATGTATGGCGGAGTACCTTCAAATAAAATAACTTGTTTTGCTGGTTCTGAAGCTGTTGGTAAGACATTTATTACCTTAAGTATTGCCAAACATTTTTTAGAACAAAATAAAGAAAATGCTGTTATGTATTTTGAAAGTGAAGGTGCATTAACACAAGATATAATTGCAGAAAGAGGTTTAGATACTGATAGAGTTGTAGTATTACCAGTAGCTACTGTAGAAGAGTTTAGAACTCAGTGTGTGAAAGTAATTGAAAATAGTAAACGAGTAAAAGGTCAGATAATGATTTTCCTTGATTCACTTGGTAATCTTTCTACAATGAAAGAAACAAGTGATGTTGCTTCTGGTAGTGATAAAAGAGATATGACACGAGCACCATTAATTCGGGGAACATTTCGTACACTTGCTTTAATGTTATCAAGACATGATATACCTTTGATACTGACCAACCACACATATGACTCAATTGGCAGTATGTTTCCTAAGAAAGAAATTTCTGGTGGTGGAGGAATTAAGTATGCGGCCTCAACTATTGTTACATTAGGGAAACGAAAAAACAAAGATGGAACAAATGTTATTGGTAATATCATCAAAGCTAAATTAGTTAAGGGTAGAATGACTAAAGAAGAATCGATTGTTGAAATGATGTTGGATTATCAAAAGGGTTTAGATAAGTATTACGGTTTAATTCCTATTGCAGAAAAATATGGTATCTTTAAAAAAGTATCGACTAGGTTTGAAACACCATCCGGAAAAGCATTTGAAAAAACTATTATCAATGATCCTGAGAAGTATTTTACAGAGGATGTAATGAAACAACTTGAAGAAGCAGTTTATAAAGAATTTAATTATGGTAGCAAAGGAGCCTTGAATGATAACAATGACAAGCAACGAGAAGACATTTAATGCGTGGATAACATATCAGGCAATTAATGCACACTTTACAAGAGATTATGATTATTTCAGGTATAATGGTAAATTGAATATGACTTATGATTCAATGGAAAGACAATTTAATAAGTATGAACATAATAGTAATTTCTCAGCCCAAAGACAAATTTTTGATAATCTTGGAAAATCATTTAAACATAAAGAGGATTTAATATTTTTTTATCTATCACAATTTACAAATGGTATAACATATCCATCTATGTTTGATAGTGATTTGTATGAGGAATATAAAGAACAAATGAATAATTTCCATTTTTATTTAAAACGTGATATTGAAGAAGTTATTAAATATATGCAGGAATATGATAAAACATTTGATGAATTGTTCGTAGCCGAAAAGGTTAATCATCCTCCAATCTTAAAACTTGGGTTATCGCGAACAATATCGGTAGAAACATTCACAACACTTGATATTATTTTGAATTTTCTTTCACAAATGGAAAAGAAATTAATTGATCCAGCATCAAAAGATTTTATTAAATTGGTGAGAAATTATAAACCATTCTTATCAATTGATATAGAAAAGGGGAAAAAAATAATAAAAGATACTTTAATGAAAGGGTGATATGAGGACAGAGAGTTTGATATTAGAGAATTTGATATATAATGATAATTATTCTAGTATTATTGGTATCTTTTTAAAACCAGAATATTTTAAAGATAATAATGAAAAGATAATTTTCACAGAAATACAAAAACATATTTCTGAATATAATAAACCACCTACAATAGAATCATTATCTGTAAAGCTATCAAATAGAAATGATTTGAATGAAACAACATTTAATAAATGTGAAGAGCTTTTAAAAACATATAAGAAAAAGACAGATGATGAAGAATGGTTAGTTCAAGAAACAGAGAAATGGGCAAAAGATCAAGCTGTATATAATGGTATAGTCGACAGTATTTCTATTTTAGAAGGCAAAGATACAAAATCATCTAAGGATGCAATTCCAGAAATTCTTACAGAAGCACTTGCTATTTCATTAGACCAAAGTGTGGGTCATAGTTATATGGAGGACGGTGATAATCGTTGGGAATTTTATCATAAGAAAGAATCAAAAATTCCATTTGATATGACAATGTTGGATAAGATTACTAATGGAGGAATATCACCAAAAACACTTACAGTATTACTTGGTGGAACTGGTGTTGGTAAAACATTAGTTAAAACACATTTGGCTTGTCAATATATGAAACAAGGATTAGATGTTTTATATATTACAATGGAAATGGCAGAAGAAAGAATAGCAGAAAGGATTGATGCTAACTTGATGGATATTGATATTGACCAGTTACATATAATTCCAAAAGATAGCTTTCAAAAGAAATTAAGTAAATTAAATATTGGTAGATTAGTTGTGAAAGAGTATCCAACAGCAGGAGCTCATGTTGGAAACTTTCGTGCATTGATCAGAGAATTAAAAATTAAAAAAGATTTTACACCACAAGTTATTATATTAGATTACTTGAATATTTGTGCGTCAAGTAGAGTCAAGTGGGCTGCAAACATGAACACTTACATTTATATTAAATCAATTGCTGAAGAAGTTCGTGGGTTGGCAGTTGAATGTAATGTTCCTATTATCACAAGTTCACAGTTAAATAGAGAGGGTTATGGTAGTAGTGATCCTGATTTAACTAATACGTCAGAATCGTTCGGACTTCCAGCCACTGCTGATCTGATGTTAGCAATTATGGCAAAAGACGGGGATCCAGGTAGTAAGAATCAAATACTATTTAAACAGTTGAAAAATCGTTATGCTGACTTGAGTATGAATAGTAAGTTCTTGGTCAATGTTATTAAAAAAAGAATGAAACTAGAAAATATTGAAGAAGATGAACAACCAGTATTAGCGAATGATGGAAGTAATAAGTTTTATGAGAAAAAGACTGAAGCCAATACATCAGCTAATCCATTTGTATTTAAAGTAAAGCCAGAACGCAGGAAAGTGGATAATTGGAACATATAAATATATAATAAAATGGAGGAAATATGCAAAATTTAACTATATCTAAAGGTTGGGGCGAAGGATTCAAGGAAAAGGATAAAGCCCCTATATTAAAAAAATTATGCGAACATCGTGCAAATACGATTACTTTAGACCATGAAGTAGGTATTGAATACTGTAATTTTTGTGGTGCATTGGGGCATTATAGTGTAGATAAAGACACGGTAGAGTGGAAATTACCTGAATTTTTAGTGAAACAAAATTATAATTGACTTTTGGAATCTTATAAATATATAGTGTTATGAATAATATAAAGCAAATGTTCAGGGATGTTGTTAAGAAAAAAGGTGAGGAAATCGGTGAAAATTCACTTCTAAACAGACAAACAAGCAAGGCTGATGATCATTATACAGTCTGTCCATTTAGGTCAATTGACATAGAAGAATGTCCATTGTGTAAAATAGAGGAATTGGGAGAGATATGAAAACATTTAAAACTTATTTAGTAGAAGCAGTTGATAAAGATATGGTCATTGAGCTTAAGTTATACATTGAGAATGATGCAGATTTGTATCGTCAACGTCTTGTTCCTATTGTCAAGAATATCCAGAAGAAAATGAAGTCTGGAAAGTATGACCATAAGAAAGCACCTAAACTTTGGAAGTATCTTGTAGATGATGGTGCAAAGAAATATGCAAAGGAATTTCCTGGCGTTAAGTTTAACAAACAGGAAAAGGAAGCAGTTGCACAGGAATTTGCTGATGAATACAAAGATGAAATCGAAGCACAAGACGGAGCAATGTTCTAATGAAAACTTATAAAGATTTTTTAATAGAGAAAAAAGTTACTGAAAAAGATATAGTAAAGGCAATAAAAAAAGATAGAAGTCGCCAGCCAGGTGTACTTTTATTGATTAATTATAGGGGTCGAGAAATGCACGTTGCCGTTGATTTGGACACGATTAAAAATAAGGATGGTAATTCATATTTTGGAACAGACGAAGATGGTAACGAAATTGAATTTGAAATCGATGATGTTTCAAGGATAGAATAATGAAAACATTTAAAACTTTTTTGAAAGTAGAAAGATTAGCTCCGTTATTAAGTGAAGCTTTATCAAACCCAACTTTAAATACGCCTGCTAGTGCCGGTCCAAATAGTGGTTTGCAACGCTATGAAATTTTTGCTAATAAGGTATGGGGTAAAGGAGATATTACATCACATATAAAAAATGATGCTGGTACTGTTGTTATTAAAAAAGTAGAGATGGGTGGCAAGATATACTCTGCTTCTAATCCAAGAGATAAAGCAAAGTTTATCAAAGATTATATGGAGACAGATGGTTCTGGATTTAAAATTATTGATCCAGCAATGAAAATATCCGACTTAGCTAAAACGCCAGAATATGGTGGTAAAGGTGGTGGACAATCAATATCAGAAAGTACACAAGAATTAATGGTATGTTGTCTTGTTTTAAATGGATATACATATGATGGAACTGATATTGATGCTGACCAAGCATCAGAAATTATTGAAGCTGCAAAAGGTGAATGGAGTAAAATTGTTGGTGCAACAGGAAAAGAAAAATTACTAGATCAGTTTACTGAAAACTGGTATGACCTTGCAACATCCGTATCATCTTGTAATGCTATTTTAGATATTACTGGAACTGCGGATAAAGTATTTTGGACAGGACAATCATGGGATAAAGAAATTAAACCTTACAATCCTGATGTTGAAGGAATTAAAGATTACAATTCATCTGATATGGTTGTCAAGGGTGGAGATGGTATTTACTACGGTTTCTCATTAAAGAAAAAACCATCTTCTAAAGCGGATGATCCAACATTAATTAATAAACCAATTACAGGTGAAAAATCAGAATTAAAAAGTATTCTTAGTACTAAAGGTTTAAAGAATATTGAAGATGCTAAAGTTAAATTTTTTGATAGAATCATAAAAGATTACACAAAGTTTAACAGTGGTGATAAAAAATTAATTAAAAAAGGTATTAATAAATTATCTCCAAAACAGAAAGGTGCTTTAATCCGAAAAGTTAATAACGATTGGATTAATGATAGACTTAGAGGTAAAGGTCCAACTAAAAATATATTTTGGAAAACCTTTGACGAAGAATTACAAAAAGCTAAGAAAACATTTTGTCAAAAGTTTATTAAGCTTCTTTTTAGAATGGATTTAAATAAGTTAATGGGTAAGGCTAGTTCTCAATTTAAATTTTATTTGTTAACTGGTATTGGTAAACAAACATCTACTGGTATTTTTGTAGAAAAAGCTGAAGTTAAAGACCTTCCTAGTACCATTGAAGTTCTGTCTAAAGTATTTAAACAGAATAAATTAAAATTAGGAAAGACATTGGACAAAAAGGGCAGCCCTATTGCTCAACCGTGGGAATGGGATGGTGGAAAAGACTTGGCAGCTAAAGTTAGATATACTATTTACAATGGTAATGTACCACTAATTAATATTGATGTAAGGTACAAAGGTTCAAAAACTGCTGAACCACAATTTCAGGCAATAGCTACTCCAAGTTTTAGAAACCTTTTTGACCATTAAATAAATGTTATCATTCAAAGAATTATTAAATGAAGATACAAATACGCACATGGAACACCTTGAAGATGAAATCATCAACAATGGTGTCAAAGGTGCAACTACAGCTATTCAGTTTTTAAATTCCCTAAAAGATATGTTATCTGGTGGGAAAAGTAAAACGAATATAACTGTAAAGTGGGATGGAGCCCCAGCAATATTTGCTGGTATCAATCCAGAGAACGGCAAGTTTTTCGTTGCAACGAAAGCAATGTTTAATAAGACCCCAAAAATAAATTATACCAAAGCAGACATTGACGCTAATCATGGTTCAGAGGGTCCTTCAGATAAATTAAGAGTTGCATTGAAATACTTACCCGATCTTGGAATGAAAGGCATCTATCAAGGTGATATCATGTTTTCTAAAGGTGATTTAAAGAAGGAGACTATTGATGATGTCAGTATGTTAACTTTTGGTCCTAATACTATCACCTATGCTGTTCCAGAAGATAGTGACTTGGCATCTGAAATGAGAAAGGCAAGTCTTGGAGTGGTATGGCACACAAAGTATACAGGAGACACTATTGATTCATTAAGTGCATCTTTTGGTGTTGATGCATCTAAGTTTAAGAAAACTAAAAATGTTTGGTCTGATGATGCATATGTTGATACTGCAAATGCAGCTATGTTCACACCGTCAGAAGTAAATAAATTAGAGAAAAAAATAAACCAAATTAAAGGTTCAGTTAAAAAGGCTGGTAAATTTTTAAATCTTTTAGGAAAAGAAATTGCTGATAAGAAAAAGTGGGGATTAGCGCCGTGGATGAAAGTATTTTTTAATACCAAGATTCGTGCTGGTGTAAGAATTGCCGATACTAAAAAACTTATTAAAGAATTTGAAAAGTATTATGTTGATAGAGTGCAAAAAGAGATTGATGTAAAGAAAACTGTTCAAGGTAAAAAACCATATCAAGATATACAGAAAGAATCTAAAAAAGCGTTAAGGAAATTTAAAACAGAATTATATTTTACTATGGCGACTTATATAGGTATTCTTGAAGCAAAGAATATGGTTGTTAAGAAATTAGAAACGATTAGGGGTATTGGAACATTTCTAAGAGATGGTGATGGTTTTAAAGTTACAGCACCAGAAGGATTTGTTGCTATTGATTCAGCTGATGGTGGTGCTGTTAAGTTAGTTGATAGACTTACTTTTTCACATGCTAATTTTACTATTGCAAAGGATTGGGACTAATAGATGAAATTGATCGAAGATGCTATTCCAGAAGAAGTTAGAGCTTTTCACGAAGCCTTATCAAAAAACTATGTAGAAGTTGTTGAAGAAGATGTCATTCCAGAAGAAGAAGTTGAGGAACCAGATGTTATTCCTGAAGAAAAAGATGATCTTGTGGCTCAAACCACGGATCTTATATCATCAGAAAATCTGGATCATCAATATATTGTTCCTGAAGAAAAGAAATTAGAGGTTTTTCCAGAAGAAAAATCTACGGATAAAGAATTATCTCTAAAATTAAAAGGTTTGGCATCATGGCTTGAAGAAAAGGAACAGAAACCAGTTGTTCTTCCAGAAGAAATATCTATAACTCTTGCAGATGAAACTGCAAATCTTTTATCATCAGGTATTCTTGATTATCTTGATAAACCAATTGATTATCTTGATAAACCAAGAGTATATGAGAATGAAGAGGTAGGAGAACTTGCTGAACGTATAGAGAAAGTACAAAAATCACTTGTTCATTTAAGACAGTATTCACCCGGTTCTGGTGAAGTTCGTTTAGAGTATCTTGATGATATTGATAGAGACTCAGTTAAGTCTGATGGAATGTATCTCAAGTATCAAGAATCTACAAAAAAATGGATAGGGTCAGTATCTACTTCAACGGGATGGGACCCATCAGGTTATGAATATACAGGTGATGCATCCTTAGCACTTATAGTAAATGATGCAGGAGCTGTTAATGGATTAGAAATAGAAGAAAACACTTGGACTGTAATGCCATGTGTCAGAGGTAATGCTGATAATCAATTACCATCTACATTTACAAGTCGTATTTGGGATGATTCAACAAATAGATTTTCATTTGCAGAGATTCCTATAGATGGTGTAGTTTTATTTCGAGTAAATGTAGATGTATACCCCGAAACAAATAATGCTTTGTTAACAGGTAGGATTCGTTTTGTTGCTGTTAATGATGGAACGGAGCATGTATTGAATGAAGATGGAGATAGAATAGTATTAGAAGATGATAGTGGAAATATCACAGGTGATTTCTTTCAGTCATATTCTTTCTTCCAAACAGTAGCTGCACAAGAAATGGCTAATGGTGCTGGTGCATTACACGAAAGAACTTTTATATTTCCCGTGTATGTAGGTAACACAAATGCACAGAGGGGTTTTGGTCAGTTTGAATTAAATTGTAGTTGTGATTTCACATTGAATGATTCATCAGTCGTGGGGGTATTGAACTAATGGCCAGAACAGCAAGAAAATTTTTAGTAAGACGGTCTAAAGATAACCTTAGTGTTGTCTTTACTCGTAGAGCTCGAAGACTAGGATCTCATCCACTAGGTAGCTTACAAGCAGTTGCTAGTGATAGAACAAATAGAATTAATATTCTGAACATTGAAGAAACAGAGCTTCGTGGTGAAGACTTCTTTGAAATAAAAAATACACATTTCGGTCATTGGTGGACTAGAAATTGGAACACTGATAGAGAACTTAACAATTTTGATGTTAGAGTTGCAGCACATACAAGCCAAGCTGAGACCATTGCAGAACTTAATAATATATTAGGTTATACTATTGAAGAAGCGGCCGGTGACGAAGGTGGTTCAGGTCTATCGTCAGTGGGCGGTACATCTGTTGTTAGTTTCCGATTGGCGGCTGTTCAATATTGTTTAGAGGATGGCACTGGGTTTATTGTAAATGAAGATGACACAGGCGGCAAGTTCGACAGTGAAGAATTAAATACAGTTCTCGGAAGATCAGATGGAACTTTCCTGAGTGTAGATACTCGTTCAGTATCTCACGGTGCTAGTGGTGGTGCTGGTAACCCAGTAGTGAGTGGTGCTGTGTCTAGTAACACGATGACACTGACTTTGGATGATGCCTCTACTGTTGATATTGATGTTACTACATTGGCAGATAGTGGTGGTGGTGGATCTGCTACATATATTTTACAAGAAGATAGTGACCAAATATTAATGGAAGATAGTGGTTCCCTTCTTGCTGATGAGGTGCATACTTCAGTATCTACTGGTGTGGTAAGTGGAACTGACTTGATTCTAACTATGAATGATGGTTCGACTGTTACTATAGCATTAACATCGCCCATATTAACCGCATTACCATATTGGTATCAAACTTATGCTAATCCTGGTACTGGTGATACTACTCCTGGGCCACAACTAACCACTCTTACACCAGCACTTGACACAGGCCCGTGGCACTATGGCCGACAATTGGCCAGAGGTGAAGAATTCCTTTTTGACCATACTTCTAGTTCCCAAGCTCGTTGGCTAGGTATTTGGGGTGGAAATGCTACATATGATCCATCGGACCCCGGTAGAGGATCCTATTGGACTAAATCTTTAAGATTCAGTGCGGCCGACCAAATTTCACAATCTGGTTCTGGTACATACACACAGGGTTTTGACTTGGCAACTGCCTATGATGTAATACAAGGTTCTACTAAACTTGCTTTAGTGTATGACTACAGTAGTAATAAATTGCAATTATGGGAGAGAAGTACAGGAACCTATTCTGAACACCGAACACTTATTACCACAGCAAATGATGCTGAAGATGGTAATCCAGTTACAATAAGTGGGGCGTATGAAGTCTCTGGTGGTGATCTACCCACCTTTACATATAAAGAACACACATGGGAAATCGTTGCTAATGAGCAGACTCCGGACGATACAACTTGGCGTGATGGCGTTGAAGCAAATACGGTTATCAGACATGGTACGGCATTGCATCCAGGCGAGAAGATGACTTGTGTTACACCGAATACTTGGTCTAATCATTATTTTAGTTGGAGCTATACTGGTACAGCAACAGGACAAACTTCAGTTCATCAGCACCTTGATCCCAGTTTCCGAGCAACATCAAGCAGAGATCTTAGGGAAAACCAAGGTTATACTATTAACCCTTACGCCACACGATACGGTTCTGGTACCCAGACAGCAGCAGGTATGGGTGGAGCAAAGATATCACTCCGATATCATTTAGATAATAGCCTTGATGTTTTTGATGAAGATAATGAGGAGGTATTGTTTACTAAAGATGTTGATATGGATGGTAATCCAGCCTACTTGTATATTGGATTTACTGCTGGCGCTTCAAGCAGTATGGCGTGGACAACTTGGACGTTTGAACCGTTTGCTGGTGCATGGTATAAACACCCATCATCCAGATACATACCTAATCATAGATTCACAGGTGATGACTTTGATGGCAGTGGGCGATGGATTTGGGGTGAGTATATGTACCCAGGCCAAGAATTTATTTTCCAAGAGGGTATGGGCGGTTCTGGTAACACTTATATAGGTGTGAGAAATGCTGATGATACTGCTTGGGTCCGATGGGTTGGATTTGATGGTACTAACTTAACTGATGACAATCAAGGTTTTGATATTACTGCTAATTATGGCGTGAATAATAAATGGGTTGCTATGAGATATGACCACGGTGATAACAAAATAAAATGGTATGATACAAACACCGCTGGTGTAGAAACTCTTATCACCACAGCAACTGTTGCTTGTGATGGTAATGCGATTCGTATTTGTGCTAGTGGTAATAATAAAGTTCCACTGGCGCCTGAGTTGAGATACTATGGTTGGGAGTATAAACATACGCCAACAGCCTATCCACAACCATGGAAAAACTGGAGAATAAATAGACCTACAGTGAATAATGCTCTAAAAAATGAAACAGTTTTGAGACATCGGCTTGGACTAATGCCCGGCAACTATTTTAGATGGACGACTGCTGATACAGGCGCTTCAACTTTTACTGGCGGATGGAAGTCATCTAATAACGCATCCGGTCTTACTAATGTTGATACTCAGATGACTTATTGGGATTGGGGATTTAGGATGAATAATTCAGAACAAGTCATCGACCTTTTCAATATGACATTCAACACAGCCAATGAAGATTATGACGCAACTGGTAATAATAATGCTGGTGTTTGGGATGATCCTGCTAAAGGCGTTACTCAGATACAACTAAGATATCATGCAAGTAATAATAAGATAGATTTACATGACCACACCAATAACCGAGTTATTGCAACTAAAGATAGTGCTGCTGATGGTAATGCAGTATATTTCGACCATGGACTAGGAACTAATACTACTGGCCTAGCAGATAACTTTTTTGGTGGTGGTGATGTAGAGATTGCGGCATCAAACTTTGCACCAACATTTACAACTGCTGCCAATATGGGTTATGATGATGATGGCATATTGAATGCAACTGAGATGGTCCGAATAGACCAGGCTGTTGCTGTTGGCAAACGAATGATTATATATCCAGAGTTTTGGGGTTTACTAGAGGATATGGGAGGAGTTGCTAGTAGCGGTCCTGCTGTAGATGGTACAGGTTGGGTAGAGAATGACAACGTACTTATTGGTTGGCAAAAAGCTAACTCACCTTTCAAAGGCACTAATATTGGTCAAAGTAGCTCTGGTTGGGATGCGGCCGTATATATGCTGCTGAGAGGTGCCGGCACAAATCATACTAATAGAATTGGTTTGTACTCTCCAGGCAATGCGACTTTCACCTCTCGCGACCATAAGGTTGGTACACATTATTATACAGACCTTTATTATACCTTTGATAGAATATCATCTTCCAGTGGACGAATTATGATATTTCCTTCTCTGGCAACTGCTAGAGTGGGTATTGCAGGCACGTCCCCGGAGACGACTTGGTATTCGGATAGCAGTGCCTATATGACTGGCAACGCACAAACGCTTACCCTAACTAGTGATAATTATCTCTATGTATTTTCAAACGTAGGAAGTTTTACATTACCAACGGTAGCTTGTACCGAATTGGTTACAATACCCACATAAATAGTAACATAAACTATATGAATAGGAGAACAAAATGGCTGATAAGAAAATTACAGCACTAACAGCACTAGGAACTGCAATAGCCGGAGAAGATTTACTTCATGTTATTGATGATCCGGGTGGAACACCAGTAAATAAAAAAGTAACAGTTGATAATCTATTTGGTTATATCCCAAGTCTTATTGCATTGAACCAGACACCACAAGCATTGAGTGGTGCGGGTGCAATAAATATTACTTCAACAATTACGCATCTTACAACAGCAGCTGGTGCGTCAGCACTTACACTTACAAATACAAGTGTAAAGAATGGAATGATTAAGATTATTCTTTGTGTTACAGCTGGTGGTGGTGATTCTACATTAACGATAACAGGTGCCGCATCATCATCATTTGATTCAGTCGTTTTTAATGCTGTAGGAGAAACACTTGTATTAATACAATCTAATTCACAATGGCATGTTTTGGCATCTAATGGAGCAACTATTAGTTAATGAGGTGATATTATGGAACATAAAGTTTACCGTTATTTTCAAAAATTACCGTTTGTATTTGATCAAGAAAAATTAGAAGAAGCACTAAAACAAGTATTAGAAATTGCACCATGGCCACAACAAGCATTAAATGTTGATAAGAAATATCAGCAGATTTGTTTGACAAGAAAAAAAGGACAAGAAGCACCTGGTTGTTACTATGAAGGAAATGGTGGCATATATCATTTATTTGTCGATGGTAACGAAGAAAGCCGTCAACAAAAGTTAGATGAGGGTGAATATTCAGAATTTATATCTGAATTTAACCATACCTATTTTAAAGAAGTTTATAATGAGATAAATAATTATTGTAAAAAAGAATATAATGGTGTATTAGGTCGTGTTCGTTTGATGTTATCAAAACCAAGAGCATCATTATCTTGGCATCGTGACCCTGAACCAAGAATACATATTCCGATAGTTACTGGTTTTGGAGCTATGATGGTAGTAGAAGATGAAGTACTTCATATGAAAACTGGAGAATCATGGTTTACAGATACAGAACATTATCATAGTCAGTTTAATGGAAGTGAAATAGAAAGAATACATATTGTAGCATCATTGTATCGAGATAAGGATTTTTATTGTATGGAGGATTGTTTAAAAGGGAATGACTATTACTAAAGTTAAGTCAAGGTATTGTGTTAAATGTGACGCATTATATAAATATGAATGTGCATGTCCAAATAATGTAAGAATGATGAATATTAAAAAAACTTTCCATAAAATTAGTTTGGAAAAAATCAAAACAGCTTTGAAAGAAGTTGGATTAAACGGAGAAGAATATGAAAACATTTAAAGAACTGATGGACGGAACTAAAGCAGAATATCAAGCTTTTTTTAATAAGAAATTAAAAAAGTATGGTGTTGGTAGCCCATCTGAATTATCAGATGCCGATAAGAAAAAATTCTATAATGAAATCGATAAAGAGTGGAAAGGTGAAAATGAGGAAGACTAATGATTTTATTGAAAACTTTTAAAAGTTTTATTAATGAAATAGGATTTGATGGTAGGTCTGTTAGAAATCTTGATCCAATGCAAATGATGACAAAAGGAGTTGCTGTCGGAGATGTAGATTTAAAAAAAATAACTAAGGGAATGAGAGATGGAGCCAAACAAAAATTGATCGGTGATCTTCAAAAACTTGTTGATGGTGACAGACCTGATTGGTGGCCAAAGAGTTTTAAATTAAATAGAAAACAAATTACAGCTTTAGAAAAGCAACTTAAAAAGATATGATAACCTTCAAAAGCTTTCTTAACGAAGCAAAAGATAAGACAGCTGTATTTGCTTTCGGCCGGATGAATCCTCCTACCTCTGGCCATGCTAAACTAATTAAAAAAGTTATAATGGTTGCTAAGAAAGAAAAAGGAATCCCAATGATCTATCCTTCTAAGACAGAGGACAATAAAAAGAATCCTTTAACATATAAAACAAAGATTGAAGTCCTCAAAGACGTTTTTGGTAACATTATAAATACTGATACATCTATAAGAACACCGTTTGATGTATTAGAATATCTTAACAATCAAAAGTTTTCTAAGGTAGTTTTTGTTGTTGGTAGTGATAGAGTCACAGAGTTTAAAAAGAATATGTCAAAGTTTGTTGATAGTGATTTAGATAATATTAAAGATTTTTCAGTAGCATCAGCTGGTGACCGCGATCCTGACGCAGAAGGTGTTAAAGGTATCTCTGGTTCTAAGATGAGAGAATATGTTAAGAAAGAAAAATTTAAGAAATTTGCCGATGGTTTAATAACAAAGAATTCTAAGTTAGCAAAGAAAGTTTTTAAAGAACTTCAAAAAAGAATGAAATAGTCGATAAACATTTTTTACTGGGATAGTTTTAATATATCGACATTAAAATAAATACAAAAAATCCCTATAATAATTCAAAGGAGAGTATACAAAATGTTCGATCAAATTCTTGGTTGGGTAAAAAAACTAACAGAAGCGGGAGTATCATTACTTGCATTGGCAATTATTATGCAAGTAATTTTCGGTAAGGCTGTTCCATTTATTGGTGGTGATGTTATTGGTAATATCACAGCTATTGTTGGATCACTTGGCGCACAAGGTCTTGTAGGTCTTGCATCTGTTGGTGTCATTTATGCCATTTTTAATAAATAGTATAAATATTATTAACCACAAAAAAGGAGAAAGCTAATGCATCCACATTTAAGCAAATTGATTTTTTTCATGCTAGGTTGGGGTATAGCTGGTTGGTTGTATCATTAAACTAAAGGAGTATTGAATATGGAAACTATGGTATTTGGTTGGATGGCCCAGCAATCTTGGTGGGGAATTTTTACAACTATTGTTGTTGCGGCTAATGCTGTTACAATGACACTAAAGGATAGTGAAGCTGTAAAGATTCCTTTCTTGGGAAAAGTTTGGCCAGTTCTTAATTGGTTGTCGTTGAATATCAATCATAATAAGAATAAAAAATAAGTGATGATGTAAGGGGGAGTTAAACTCCCCCTTGTGTTATTTGAAAGGAGTGTTATGAAAGGAACAATAGCTGCTTATCACCAAAATGTAGGACAAGTTTTGTGTGAAGGTAATGTATATAATTTTCATATTAGTTGTGTTCAAGGTGGTATTAAAAATCACCAAGAGTTTGAATTTGAACTTGATGAAAATGGAAAAATAAAAGTAATTTATGGTAATGGTTCAGAAAATCCTTCTGTTCAAAGAGTGAAAAAAGAAAAGAAACGAAACACTAAAGAAAAAACATTTTTAACAGAGGAGAATTAAAATGGGTTTATGGGGAGCAACAGATGCCGATGAGGCAAAACCAAAACATTTAACAGAAGTTGAAAAGCGTTCTGTTTATGCAACCACTAAAGGTTGGGTAAAAGCAGCTGGTGGAAATGATAACGCTAGTGCAGATGAAGAAGTTTTAGTTGCCATTGGTGATCTTTCAGGAGCAACAAAACTTAATATTGCAGATATTTCATCTGTGAATTGGAATATTACAGCATTTGATAAATCAGATGGCGGAACTCTTTCAGTAACAGCCAACTATAATGAAAAAGTAGACGTTACAGGTACACCACAATTAACAGTAACAAATGATACTAATGCTAATCATACTTTGAGTTATGCAAGTGGTACTGGTACAAATCGTTTGACATTTACCTTGGTTATTGCAGCTGCAAGTGCCGCTACAACTGCCGGTGATGTTCTTTCTGTTGGTACTAATGCAATTGCATTAAATGGTGGAACAATTAAAGAAGCAGGAACTTCTACAAATGCTACAATCACACATAGTGCTTTAGCTGCATCTACCAATATTACAGTTGTCGCATAGTATAACCTGTTGTAATAATAGGTTATACTAATTCCTTGTTATTTCACTAGAATTTTGTTATAATATAGTTAATAATAAAAGAGGAAAGACAATGAAATTAGTATTTATTATATTATGTTTTTTATTGACTAGTAATGTACAAGCAAAAGAACATATAAACGAACCAAAGATACCAGAAGTAAATGAAATAATTAATTGGATACCTGAAGAAGTTCCAAGGACGGTATCATTTTATATAGATACAAATCGTGATAATTTAGCTGATGTTATTGTTACATATTCTTTAATTGAGGCATATGCTTGTAAAGAAAATTGTGTATACAAAATAACAGACAATGGCGATCATTGGTTATTACCAAGTGATAAATATGTTTACTATGTGATAAAAAGATGGACATATTGGAAGTATATTAATGAAAAAGATTGGCACGGTGTAGATAAAACCAGTGATTTTATATTTAAGTATAAAACTCATAAAGAATGGTATGAAAAAAAATATTTAAAATTATGGCCATATATGGCACCTTAAAAGAGGCTTTATGAATTTTAGTGAATTGACGAATGGCAATTACATGATGTTTGCATTACTTCATTATGATAATCCACATTGTAAAGATATTCAAGAGTTTTTTGAAGATATTAAAAGACTTCATTATATTCGTAGATTATTCAAAAGATATAGTGATGAAAAAGTACTAAAAGAAAGATTGATTATTAATCACCTTGTTACTTTTTATAATGTCTTTGAAAGTGAAGCAGCTACTAGAATATTATTTTACAAAGTAGAAGCCGTTTTTCATCCAATATTAAAGACTTTTTTAGTATATTTAAATAGAATCCCACTTGATAAATATACTGAAATAAGTCTGGATGAAACAATTATAGATAAACTAAGAGGTATGGAATAAATGTCCGCAATTGTTGATACCTATATCACATATAGAATTATTACCACATTAGTAAAGCCTTGGGAAGAACAAGATGCTTATAAATTTGGTATTATTGATGAAAAAGGTAAAGTATTAAGAAAAGCTAGAACATTAAAAACAAGTAAAGAAAAAGAATCTTATACTATGTTAATAAGATTTATTTTTAATATGAAAAGACTTATGGAGAAAATTCCTGGCGGTAAGTCAAAGATAGGTTCCTATGCTGTCGCGGCACTTGTTTTCCTTCGTGAAGAAGCAGAAGATAATAAAGAATTAAAGAAATTACTTGGAGAAGATTATGAAAAACAAAAATGAAGAAGCTCCAGTTAATGCAACAGGTTCAGCTGTAGTAGGGACTGGTGATGATGATAGTGTTAGCACAAAGAAAATGTTATTCTTAAAACGTAAAAAAAAGAAGAAGAAAGATTATAAAGAAGATGTTGAAGCTTCTGTTAAAACACCAGATGTAATAATACCTGATTCAACATTTGCTAGTATGCCCGTCTTTAAAGTAAATAATGCAGATTTTTCAAAGTGTAAATTTGGAAAAGATAAATTTGCTCGTTGGGCAAAACATATAGACATAACTTCTGATTCAGGAAAACGTATTTATGCTTATGCAAAAAAGAATCCTAATAAGTCTATTATTGTTCAACATGAAACGTCAGGACATATGCTTTATCTTAGGAAGTATTCTAAAGCAGATGGAGGTAAATCAGGAATCATGGTAAGGAAGGAGAAATAAATGTTTTCAATGATCGGTAACATTTTATCAGCGGGGTTAAATATATATGACAGAATACAAAAGAACAAACCAAAACCAAGCTTTAAAGAGTTTCAAGAACGAAAAAAGAAAATGGACAATGCCCTTGCAGATGGTAATGCTGACAATATTGATAGTCTTTTTGAGTGGTTGTCTGACCGCTCAAAGTCAGGTAAGAGTGGTCGGGGAGAGTCAAATAAGTAAACTATCTAATGGTAATTATGAAGTAACACCAAAATGGATAAAAGATCGTTTCGACACCGAAAACAGTTTATTAAAACAATTAGAAGATTGTCAAGAAAGTAAATAACCAATGTCAGAAAAAGACTTACCGAAGCAGTGTGATACTGTTTATTTGATGTTGAGTAAAGATATAGAACATTTAGAATATAGAATAACAGAACAGGATAAAGACACAGAGTTTTTAAAAACTCATATTTCATCAAAACATAAAGAACAAGCTGAAAAGGTTTTAAAACTTAATGATAGATTTGACACTCATATAGCTACAGAAACTGAATTTCAGCAAAAAATACATAAAGAAATATTAGATAAATTTGCCAAACTTGATGTAAGAATGTCTGCTTTGGAAAAATGGAAAGCAGTTATTTATGGAGGAATTATTACTATAGCTACTCTTATTGGATATATATTACAATCTGATGTTAAACTAAAATAGTTTTCCTTGTTTAATTATATTTTTTATGTTACAATGGTGTTATGAATAAAAATATACATATCGGAATTGCAGGTGCAGGTCGAATAGGAACTGCAATATATGAATTATTAGTAAGTAGTAATAGTGAATATAAAGTTTCTATAGCTGATATAGTTGACAAAGATATTCCGCAGGATGATTTTGTTAAACTTAAAGTGACTAAACCTACATATGAACCAGATGGAACTGGTAAATCTGTACAATTCAAAGAATTTGTTAAAGATAAGTCTCTTATCATTAATGCACTACCATATCATCATAATATAGATTTATATCAATATTGTTATGAGTATGATGTTCCCTACTTTGATCTATCCGAAGATGAAGAATTAGATAATTATATTAAAAAATTACAATCAATACCTTTCACAATGCCACATTGTGGTTTAGCTCCTGGTATGTCTACAGTGATAACAAATCATTTGATTACTGAATTTACCGAATTGTATGATGTTAAAATTAGAGTTGGTGCTTTATCACAAAATGCTACTAATAAATTAAGATATCATAGTTCATGGAGTGGTGATGGTTTAGTTAATGAATATTTGGGTGATTGTCAGGTGGTTCAGAAAGGTCAATTTGGTCTTGTTCCTGCATTGTCTGGTTATGAAAAAATTACAATTGATGGAAAAGAATACGAAGCATTTCACACTTCCGGTGGTATCGGTACCTTTGCTAAAACTCTTTCATGTAGATACCCGTTCGTAAATGTTAATTATAAAACATTAAGAAGAATAGGACATCATGATTATGTTGATTTTCTTTTTAATGATTTAGGTATTTCACAACATGACCTGATTAGTATTTTTAAAAATCATATTCCCACAACAAGAAAAGATGTAGTTATTTTATATGCTTATGCTGGTGGTAATAAAAATAATAATGATTATATAGAAAAAACATATTATAAGGCGTTTAAGCCGGAGAGAATCAATGGTCGTTTTATGACTGCTATTGAATATACAACAGCTATTGGTCTATTAGCAATGGTGGAATTATATATAAATGGTAAGCTTCCACAAGACGGATATGTTAAACAGGAGAGTGTGAATCTAAAAGATGTATTGAGTACAACTTTTGGGAGTTATTATAGAGAGGATTAAAGTGAGCACTTATATTGATGTAAAATATATACAATTATTATCACCAACATTAGAACGATTTAAACAAAACCATCACAACCTTTGGAACTTCAGATGTCCAATATGTGGTGATTCAGAGAAACACCAAAATAAGCGCCGTGGCTTTATATATGAGAAGGGTAATAAATACTTTTATCGTTGTCATAATTGTGACTACGGAACCACCTTCGGTAAGTTTTTAGAAAAAGTTAATCCTGTTTTACATAAAGAATATATTACTGAACGATACAAGGAGAAACAAGATGAACCAAAAACTATCATACCTCAATTCAATTTCAAACCAAAATTCAATCGTGTTTTACAAGGACTTTCAACTATTGAGTCCTTATTCGACAAACATCCCGCTAAGTTTTATTTAAGACAAAGACAAATACCAGAAAAGTATTTTAGCAAACTTTATTTTTGTACGAAATTTAAAGAGTGGACTAATAAACTTATCCCAAATAAATTTCGATCTTTAAAACAAGATACACCGAGATTGGTGATTCCGTTTTTTGATAGTAACAATAATGTCATTGGTTATCAAGGTAGATCATTTGACCCTAAAGATCAATGTAAATACATAACAATTAAATTTGAAGGAGTAGAGAACCTAATTTATGGCCAAGAGCGCATAGATAATACAGAAATTAAGTATTGTGTTGAAGGACCTTTAGATAGTTTATTTTTGCCTAATTGCTTAGCTTCGGCAGGATTAAATTTTAAAGGTATTGTTTGCGACGTAATTGTCTTGGATAATGAAAGGAGGAATATCCAAATAGTAGATGCACTAAATAAAGTAATTCAAAATGGTTATAGTGTTTGTATATGGCCTGATAGTGTAAAAGAGAAGGATATTAATGAAATGATTCTCGGTGGAAAAACTACTGATGAGATTGTAGAGATTATAAATCATAATACCTACTCAGGACTACAAGCAGATTTTCAACTGTCCCAATGGAGACGATGTTAGGAGAACACAATAAATGCTTTTAACAGAAGAACAAACAGAAGAATATTTAAGTGAGATGATTAATCGTTATGCAAATATAGAACAAGACGCAGTAACAAGTGAAGCATTACATAAGAAACATGCATTTCAAGATATGAAAATTGTACTTTTTGGAGATGATGATGAACGGAATCCTAAAAAGATTAAGTAAGAAAAATATTAATGGTTTATTAGATAATTATTTGAAACAAAGGAAATAATATATGAGTGTGATAACTGATTATCAAAAATTTATACATTTGAGTAGATATGCTCGTTGGTTGGCAGATGAAAATAGACGAGAGACCTGGGAAGAAACTGTAAAGAGATACTTTGATTTTTTTGAAGAACACTTAAAGGGAAAACCAGGAGTAAAGAGTAGTAGAAAAGAATTAGAACAAGCTGTATTGAATATGGAAATTATGCCATCAATGCGTTCATTAATGACTGCCGGAGAAGCCTTGGAGCGTGATAATGTTGCAGGATATAATTGTGCATATTTAGCTGTTAATAGAATACGAGCATTTGATGAATGTTTGTTCATTTTGATGTGCGGAACTGGTGTAGGATTTTCTGTTGAACGTAGAGAGGTGGAAAAACTTCCCGAAGTACCAGATGAGTTATTTACTACTGATACAACTATTGTTGTTGCAGATTCCAAAATTGGATGGGCGAAAGCATATAAAGAATTAATATCCATGTTATATGCAGGACAGATACCAAAATGGGATTTAACAAAAATACGAAAAGCTGGCGAAAGATTAAAAACTTTTGGTGGTAGAGCTTCAGGACCTACACCCGTGGATAATCTTTTTCGATTTACGATTGAGACATTTAAGCAATCTCTTGGTAGAAAACTTAATTCTATGGAATGCCATGATATAATGTGTAAGATTGCTGAGATAGTTGTAGTTGGTGGTGTTAGAAGATCAGCTTTAATTTCGTTGTCTAATCTTACAGATGAAAGAATGAGAAAGGCAAAAACAGGACAATGGTGGTTGGATAATACTCAACGTGCATTGTCTAATAATTCTGTTGTATATACAGAAACACCTGATGTAAATATATTTCTTAAAGAATGGATGGCATTGATTGAATCTAAATCGGGTGAAAGAGGTATTTTTAATCGTGAAGCAGCAAAGAAACAAGTAGAGAAACTTGGTGATCGTAGGGATGCTAACTATAATTTTGGAACCAACCCTTGCAGTGAAATTATCCTAAGAGATAAAGAATTTTGTAATTTGACAGAAGTGGTTATCAGGCCAAATGATAAACCAGATACTCTTAAAGAGAAAGTTCGTCTTGCAACAATACTTGGAACCTGGCAGGCAACACTAACAAACTTTCGTTACTTGTCTAAAGAGTGGAAAAATAATTGTGATGAAGAAGCTTTACTTGGTGTGTCGTTAACTGGTATCATGGATAATGCATATACTAATGGTACTCATTATGGAATAAATAAGAAAGGATTACCAAAGTTGTTAAATGAATTGAAGGAACTTGCAGTAGCAACTAATAAGTTTCATGCAAAGCAACTTGGTATTAATCCATCTGCATCTATTACTTGTGTGAAACCATCTGGTACTGTTTCACAATTGGTTGATGCAGCTTCTGGTATTCATACACGACATTCACCATTTTATATTAGAACTGTACGAGGAGATAAGAAGGATCCTTTGTGTCAGTTTATGGTAGAGAAAGGTATTCCACATGAATCTGATGTAACTAAACCAGAACATACATGGGTATTTTCATTTCCAATTCAATCAGCTAAGTGGGCAATTTGTCGAAATGATAAGACAGCTATTGAGCAGTTAGAGTTTTGGAAATTGTATCAAGAACATTGGTGTGAACATAAACCATCAGTTACAATTACTGTAAAAGAATCGGAGTGGATAGAGGTAGGTGCATGGGTTTATAAACATTTTGATATGATTTCTGGTATTTCATTTTTACCATATGCAGACCATTCATATAGACAAGCACCATATCAAGATTGTACAAAAGAACAATATGAGGAATTTATTAAAGCAATGCCAAAAAAAATAAATTGGTCAGGGCTTAATAAATTTGAAAAGGAGGATCATACTAGAGGGTCGCAAGAATACTCTTGTACCGGAGATAAGTGCGAGATAGTGGATCTTACAGGGGACTAATCAATGGATGAATACGAAATAAGATTTTATTGTGATTCTTGTGGTCATAATTTTTGTTTAGAATTGGATGAAGATATGCCAACACCAAAGTTTTGTATATTTTGTTCGGCACCTGTTTATTTTAGAGAAGATGAAGATGAAGATGAAGATGAAGATGATGAATTCCATTTATGACTTCAAAAAGTAAAACAAAAGGTTCTAGCTGGGAGCGTGATGTCTGCGTCTTTCTTTCGGAATTATATGAGGATAATTTTATGCGTGTACCTAATTCCGGTGCTTATACCGGAGGAATGAATGCTCATAGAAAAGATGTATTGACTAAGGAACAAATCAAATTGTCTAAAGGTGATATTATTCCTCCTGTATCATTTTGTAATTTTGTGGCAGAGTGCAAAAATTATGCAGATTTACCATTTCATCAATTAATTAAAAAGACAAAAATAGCTCAATTAGATACTTGGATAGAACAAGTAGAAGCCGACGCTGAAGATAAAGACCTTTGGTTACTATTCATTAAGATTACTAGAAAGGGAACTTATGTATTATATGATACAAGAAAGTTAAAACCATTACTATTTGGTGCAAGATACAGAAATTATTATATATGTGAAATGTCTTTCTTTTTTCAAAAATATAAAAACAATTGTTATAAACATTGGATTAATCCATTAAAGTGAGGACGATATGGTAAAAAATAAAAAGATCAATGTAGCGTTTAATGGATTTGGTCGTATTGGAAGAAGTTTAATTCGTAAACTTATTGACAATGAAAATTATAATATTGTAGCTATTAATGCTCGTACAACTGTAGATGTTCGAACACATCTCTTTAAATATGATTCCATTTATGGTCATTTTAACGGTGAAGTAACATACGAATTAGATAATTTAATCATTAACGGAAAAACAATTCCAAACTTTGATAGGAAAACTCCTAGTAAACTTCCGTGGAAGGAATTAGAAGTTGATGTGGTTATTGATTCAACTGGTAAGTTTACAGACAAACATTCATTAGAACAACATATAGAAGCTGGTGCATCTAATGTTTTAGTAACATCACCTGCAAAGGATGTTGATGCTACTTTAATATATGGTGTGAATGAAACAGAGTATAAATTACAAGATACAAATATTATTTCAACCTCCTCATGTACAACAACCTGCCTATCACCTCTCCTCAAAATTCTTCAAAGGAACTTTGGTATTAAATATGGTTCTGTTACAACTATTCATTCGTTTACTATGGGTCAGACATTACTTGATTCTTCACATCCTGATTTAAGAAGAGCAAGAGCTGCAACAATGTCTATTATTCCAACAACTACTGGTGCGGCAAAGAATATAGGAATTGTTCTTCCTGAATTGGAAGGAAAATTAGACGGTTTGTCGATTCGTGTTCCAATACCTAATGTTTCCTTATTGGATATATCAATAGAACTAGGAAAGGATATTAATGTTGATATGATTCATGATATTTTCATTCAAGAGTCTAAAGGTAAAATGAATGGTATTATTGATGTTTCGTGTGAACCATTAGTTTCAATTGATTATATTGGAAGTCCATTTTCTTCTATAATTGATTGCTTATCTACAAAAGTTATTAACAAAAGATTCCTTAAATTACTTGCCTGGTATGATAATGAATTTGGATATAGCTGTAGGGTGTTAGATTTATTGGATTTTATCAGTAAAAAAATAGTTTCTAAGTCTATACAAACAAAGGATTTATAACTCCTTGTAAATAAAGGGGTTATAGTGATTGACGGTAACTCCCTATAAAACAATGACTTACAACGTCACCTTTTCCTTGTCTTTTAAGACCAATTTCCGTATAATAGAGGTATAATAATTAATAAAGGGAGTTTAAATAAAATGAGTATTTGGGACGATCAATGGGAAGATTATGAAATAGATAAACATGATTTTGAATGTTGGTTGGATTCTTTAGAAGGTGAAGGAACGGATATGGATAAACAAGCTGATAAAGAATGGGAAGCACAACAAAGCGTTGAATATCCAGAATGGGTAATTACTACTCCAAATTATTTAATGACAATTTCAAATAATTAAGATCTTATGAAAAGCTGGCTTATTGAGGATTGGCAGAACAATCGTTTCCGTCTGGCTTGCGAAACGATTGGTTCTTTATGTTTCATCATCATCTATGTTTTGATGGCTTGGTATGGTGACGCTGTGAGTATTTTGTCTATATTCATTATACAGATTGTCGGTTCATCACTCCATATCATAAATGCTTATATGAGAAGTAGTGCGAACTTGATAGTTCTAAATATGATAGTAATAACAATAGCAATCTTTGGGATAGGGAGACTATATTATGAGTGAAACAAAAACATATGATCTTTTGTTATGTCAGGATGGAGTTACAAGAGCTGTTCCTGTAATTAATGGTAATTTTCAAGATCCTAGTTATGTTGATCAATGGAAAAAACCAAAAGAAGAAAAGAAAAAAGAAAAACCTAAAGTAAATATTCAAGACAGTATTCAGGCACAAGCAGAAGATTTTATTTCTGCTATTGAGGGTCAAGTTGATGATTTTATTAATAGTGGCTATAAATTGAAATATGATTGTTATGCACATTTAAATAATATTAATTGTAAAGCTGTCCATGCAAGAAAAATGAGACAGTTTTATATTGATTGCTTTAATGAATTAGTTGATGTATACAACAAAGATGATGAATATTACTTAGAAGCATGGAGTCACTTGAAACCAAAGTATCATAAAAAGATGATGGACTTCTATGGTATTATTTGTGATGATATTGACCGTCTTATTAAAAATGCTACGGCTCAAAGAAAGCCTAGAAAGAAGAAAACTCTTTCTGCAGAAAGATTGGTTAAGAAGATGAAGTACCAAACTGAATTTCCTAAGTTGAAGTTGGTTAGCATTAATCCAGAAAAGATTATTGGGGCCAATGAGTTGTGGGTCTACAATACTAAGTATAATCGTCTTGGTGTTTATCGTGCTGAAAACTCTATCAGGGGATTTAGCGTTAAAGGAACTACTATTCAACATTTTGATACAACAGAATCAATTGAAAAGACAGCACGAAAACCAAATGAAGTATTGTCAAATCTTAAAAAGGGGTCGTTAAAGAAAACTTTGAAAGAAATGAAAACAAAAGAAAAACAATTAACAGGAAGAATTGGTAAAGACATAATTTTACTAGGAGTATTTTAATGACAACAAAACTAATAGTTGAAGAAGTAAAAGAAAATAAAGATGGGTCTGCAACAATGATTGTAGATATGGATAATGAAACGCAATTACTTTTAATTAAAAGTGGTATGGATTACTTTTTTAATATGTTACGAGAAAGGAATAAAGGATTTCCGGATAAAAAAAAGGATGTGTTTTCAGAAGAAATAAGAACTATAAAATTGTCAAACGAAGAAATGAGTTTGTTGATAGAATTAGCAGTTGTTGAAGCAGTAAAACTAGGTATGAAGAAAGATGAAAAATAAATTTATAGAAGCCCATTTACAGGTTGCTAGAATTTATGGACAATTATCAACCGCTGAAAGATTAAAGGTTGGTTGTATTATTACTAAAGATGATAGAATTATTTCCATTGGATATAATGGTATGCCGGCAGGGGCATCTAATGTCTGTGAAAAAAATGGACAGACAAAACCAGAAGTACTTCATGCTGAAGCTAATGCTATTCTAAAACTAGCTAAGTCGAATGAGTCTGGTTTAGATTCACATATGTTTTGTACTTATGCTCCATGTGTTCATTGTGCTAAATTAATATTACAGGCAGGTATAAAAGAATTTTATTATGAAGAAGATTATAAAAATAATGATGGTATTAAATTATTAAAAAAGTATTCCTATGTTAAAATTTGTCAATATAGAGAAGAACACAAAGGAATTTTTAAAATAGAAGAAGGTTTATAACTATACTCATCTTAAAAGGATATATTATGAAACGTGAAACGTTAATTAAAAATTTACAAAAGAATGTAATGCAAATAACATTTAATAAGGTTAGTGGCGAGGAAAGAGTAATGCATTGTACATTACATGAAACTTTTATTCCAGAAACAAGCATAAATAATAAAAAAAATAATGAAGAAGTATTACCGGTATGGGATATTGATATCGGTGCATGGAGATCATTTCGTTTAGATACTATAACAAATGTGGCCAAACTTGAGGTAGTTTAAATGATACTTATTGATTTTAGTAATGTAATCGTTGGTTCGATTATGGTAGCTCATAAAGTTCCAGACGAGGAACGGTTTAGTGAAGATTTTATTCGACATTTAGTATTAAATAGTATTAGGTCATATAGAAATAAATATAAAGATAAGTATGGTGAGATTGTAATATGTACTGATTTTCATTCGAGTTGGAGGAAAAATGTTTTTCCATACTATAAAGCTCATAGAAAGGTAGTAAGAGAAAAACAAAAAGAAGAAAAAGGTATGGACTGGAGTGCATTATTTGACACCATAAGTCGAATTATTACAGAAATTGATACATTTTTCCCTTATAAAGTAGTAAAAGTTCCTCATGCTGAAGGTGATGACGTGATTGCTGTACTTTCTAAGACATTTAAAGAGAAATCATTGATCGTTTCAAGTGATAAGGACTTTTCTCAACTTTATAAATATAAGTGGGTAAAACAATTTTCACCAATGAAGCAGAAAATGCTTAATGGAATAGATCCTTTCATATATTTAAAGGAACATATTATTCGTGGTGATAAAGGAGACGGTATTCCAAATATCCTTTCCGCTGATGATTGTATTGTTGAAGGTGTAAGACAGAAGCCTATATCCAAAAAGAAAGTATCATCTTGGCTTGTTCAAGATCCAAAAGAGTTTCCTGATGAAATGAAACGCGGTTGGATTAGAAATAAAATTTTAATCGATTTTGATTTAATTCCAAAAGATATTTCTAATGCTATACTGGAACAATATAACACAGAGAAAAAATATCAAAAAGGACAGTTAATGAATTATTTTATTAAAAATAAATTGAAATATCTTATGGAAAATATGGGAGACTTTACAAAATGACAAAATATCTATCAGAGTTATTTGAAGAATTTGAAAAGTTAAAATCAAGAAAAGCCAAATTGGTTTTTTTAAAAGAACAAAAAGATAACGCTATGTTTAAAGCAGTTTTACAAGGAACATTTGATCCTAATATTAAATGGCATTTTGGAAAAGAATTCCCGTCATATGTTCCAGATGATGCACCAATAGGTTTAAATCCTTCAAACCTTCTTATGGAAATGCAAAAATGTACTGTATTTGCTATCGGACATCCAAAATCACAAGGTGTATCTGAAAAACGAATGACTGAATTGTTGATTCAAGTGTTAGAGTCTATGCATCCTGCCGAGTCAATGATTTTTGAACAAATGTTAAAAAAGAAACTTAAAGTAAATGGATTAACTGAAAAATTAGTCTTAGAAGCATTTCCAGATTTATATAGAAAGGTATAAAAAATGGATGAATCAAAATTAAAAACAACTATTAATTATCTCCAAAAAGGGAAAAAGAAATCCAAACAATATGATGCTACTGTTATAGAAGCATTTAAAGAAAAGTATATTACAGTAGAAGTAGAATCGGTTTCTGATTTTCCTTTGAAATTAAAATGGGATAGTTTTGTTTATACAGCTACGTTTTTTGGTAATGAAATTAGTTGTCAATATAAAGTAGAGAAAGATTTTACTGCTAAAAAAATAACAGCAGAAAGCGGTCAACCATCTGTAATTGTAAAACGAAAGGTAAGCGGCAGACCCGAAAGTCAACAATAAGGAGGATCTTGAATGTATATTTCTAAAGATAACTATATCATTCAGGAAATACGAAAACAAATACAAGATGAATTTGTACCAACGAAAAGTATAATAACAAGATGGTTTAATATATTTAATTCCGAAATATTCAATAATAATATACATCCATTTAATGATATTGAAATAAAAAGAAAGCAAGGTTGTCATGCGGAACATATTCCATTTGAAGATAGCTATGGAAACATATATGCTACACTTTCAATAAACAAAAAGTTTTTTAATAAAAATGAATTTCTTTACACATTAGCCCATGAAATGATTCACCAATGGCAATGGATGAATTTATATAAATCAGATCATGGTAAAACGTTTTGGAAATGGAAAGCTAAATTAGCACAATTTGAAATACCTTTAGGAGTTAGCATATAATGCCAATATATAATTTTGAATGTAATAATTGTTCACATGAATTTGAACAACAACATACAATTGCAAAGAGAGACACACCATTAAAAGAACCGTGTCCAGTTTGTTATCATATTGGATATATTAAGAGAGTTATTGCGTCACCAAATCTAGGTGATCCTTTCAAACTTGAAACAACAAAAGGTTTACAAAAACCATCAAATGAATTTAATGACAGGTTAAGAGAAATTAAAAAAAAATATCCTAAAAATAAAATAGAGGTAAGAGAATGAAAAAAGTATTTTTAATGTTTTTATTATTGTTTTTTGTTAACACCATCGTGACTGCTGGGCCATTAACGCCAGAGTATGGTATGTTTGGTAGTAAAAAAACAAAAAAACTAGAACAAATAAAACCACTAAGTGATATTATGCTTTATTGTAATACAAGAGATTTTATTAACAATATGGTGAATAATGACTATCATATGAATATAGCGGCAAAAGGTTTAGTAAATGGGGATCGACATAAAGAAATAATAGAAACACATTTATGGATGAACCCTTCCAATAATCAATGGGCGATTGTGTTTGTATACAAAGAAATAGATAGAAGTTGTGTGATTGGTGGAAATAATATTAAATTATATAGCCCCAAATAGGAGTAACAGTATGTATAAAAAAGCTATAACCACAATTATGACTATTACTTTAGCAACATTTTTGTTTTATTCAACACCTGTATTTGCAAAACATGATTATGTAACAACGACTATTTCAAAAATTATGCCAGCTGTTGTAGAAGTATCGGCTGAATCATATTCCGTAGCTACTCAAATGGTACCGCGACAACCATCACCACAGAATCCAGGTCCTGATGGTAATTTCAAGTTTCGTGATAGACCACAAGATCAATTACCACCTGGTAAAGGTGATGAACTACCACGAGGTGGATCGGGTTTTGTAGTTAGTGCTGATGGATATGTAATTACAAATTTTCATGTTGTTGATAATATTACCAATAACAGAGGAATGGCTTTTGTTACATTCAAAGATGGTTCTAAGTATGAAACAGATTTAATCAATTATGATAAAGCTTCTGATATTGCTTTATTGAAAATTAAATTGGGTGCATCTGAAGCTAAAAAGACTTTTGAATTTGTTTCATGGGGTGATATACCAGAAGTTGGTGATAGAGTTATTGCTATTGGTTCACCTATGAGACTATCATTTACTGCAACTTTTGGAAATGTTTCTGCATTAAATAGAATAGTTCCATCAGCAGCACCATTTGTTCCATTTGTTCAAACAGATACTTCTATCAATCCGGGAAATTCAGGTGGGCCGTTGTTTAATTTACATGGAGATGTAATTGGTATCAATACTATGATTGTTACAGGTAGTGGTGGATCTTCATCAGGAAGTATAGGTCTTGGTTTTGCTATTGATGGTACTTATGCGAAAAATGTTATTGAACGACTAAAGACTGGTGAAAAGATTAAACGACCATTTGTTGGTATAATGTTTCGTAAAGTTAACAAAGAAGATATGAAAGATTATATTAGTGGTGTAGGGGCGTTTGTAACCGAGGTAGTCACTGATAGCCCAGCTGTTGGTATTTTAAAAGCTGGGGATATTATTTTGAAGATTGATGGTGTAAAAGTCCTAATCAATAAACTTGCTACTATTGTGGCTAATAAAAAGATAAATGATAAAGTTGTATTTACTATAATTCGTGATAAACATATTATTGATATTGAGATGATTTTAGGAGAAAGGTAATACATGAAACACTTTAATCATGTACATGATATTGATGATTTACAAGTTCCCACAAGACAAACAGTAGACGGTAAAAGAGTATATATAACACCGGAAGGTTATTCATATCCTTCTATTACAACTATTCTTGGTAGTCAAACAAAACCTGGATTAGATGAATGGAGGAAAAGAGTGGGTGATGAAGAAGCCAATAGAATAATGAAAGAGTCTGCTAAAATAGGAACCGAGGTACATGATTTATGTGAAAGATACTTATATAATAAAACTACAATATCTACAGACAGTGAATCAAGAAGGGTATTCAATCGTATTAGATTTATTCTTGGTAATATTAATAACATTATGGGATTAGAGATTCCATTATATAGTGATAAATTAAGAGTAGCCGGAACAGCAGATTGTGTTGCTGAATATAATGGAGTATTATCAGTTATTGATTTTAAGACTTCAAGGAAACCAAAGAAAGAAGAATGGATTGAAGATTATTGGATTCAAACAGCATTTTATGCAGCTGCATTTTATGAAATGACAGGATGTATTCCCGAGCAGTTAGTAATACTGGTTGCTGTTAGAGACTCATTCGAAGTCCAAGTTTTTAAGAAATCTATTTTTGATTCTGATAAGTATATAGATAAGCTAATTAATATTATGAAAAAAAATCCTCAGGTAATTCAAATAGGATAAATTATATTATGAAGATTATATATATGAGTGACTTGCATTTAGAGTTTGGTAAAATGTCAAAAGATGATTTTGAACCAGCAGATGTTTTGATATTGGCCGGTGATATTGATGTCTGGGGTCGTGAAGGAACCAAAATGTTTGAGTGGATGGAAACATTACCATTTCCTTATATTATTTTTACTCCTGGTAATCACGAGTTTTATCATTGTGGTAATATTTGTCGTGATTATAAAGAGATGCAAATGGAAGTTTTAAAATATCCTAAAATTCATTTACTTTTGGAAGGAAAAATTAATATTCTAGGGCAAACTTTTATTGGTACTCCATTGTGGTCTAATTTTGGTAATGATGAAAATGTAATTAGACAAGCGAGTCGTTGTATTAATGATTTTAATAAAACTACATATGATGGAACTATAATGTGGACACCAGACCAGATGGCATTGGAGTTTAATAAATCATTTGCTTTTCTTGACAATAGTATTAGTGGAATGGGTACTGAAGTTGTAGTTACCCATTGGGCACCGAGTCATCAAAGTGGTGATTCACAATATGTTGGTGATAGTTTGAACCCATATTTCACTAATAATCTTGATAGGTTTATTAGTACAAATGGTCCGAAGGTTTGGATTCACGGACATTGTCATAATTCAAGTGATTATATGATTGGTGAAACAAGAATTCTTTGTAATCCAAGAGGATATGTTGGACATGAGCTGAATGAAGATTTTGATATAACGAAAAGTTTCGAAATTTAAGGAGAAGTAAAATGTCAGAAGATTTTAATTTTGATGATTATGATGATGATTTTGACTTTGGTTTTAATTTTGTTGATGAGAAAGAAGTTGAAGAATTTGAAAATCAGGTAAAGAGTAGAGTAGCGGATCAAGGAGGAACAATACCATCTGGTTTGGAAGAAAAGATTGATAAATTAATTGAGTTGCGACAAGGCGATGAATCACAATTAGATATTCTTCAAAAGAAACATAAAGAAGAAATGTTGAAATTGGAAAAGTTGATTATGCCTTTGTTATATAATTTGAGAAAAAGTCCAGAAGATGAGTATATCCGCTGGCCGAATAGAAAAGAGATTATTGATCGACAAATTAAGAAAATTGTAACCATAACAAGAGGATAGTAAAATGATTAAAATAAAGGGTACAGAAACTGCATCACCAACTACTACAGGAACTGGAACAAATCTTAGCAATGCTACAATGGTGCGAGTATATAATTCTGGCACAGTTGCTAGATTAGTAACAGTTCAAACATCTGCTAGTCCTGCGGTTACTATTGGAACATTTACATTAGCAGGCGGTGCAGTAGAATATGTTGATAAAAATAATACAGATGAAATATTTTCAGCTCATGCTGAAATTTTACTAACTTCGGTAATTATTGTGGGATAAAAAAGGAGTTTTATTATGATATATAAAAATTATATTAATGGTATGTGGCTTTATAGTGATGCGGAAACAGTTTTTGAAAATATTAATCCAGCAAATATTACAAATGTAATTGGTAGTTTTCAAAATTCTGGTGAGAGTGATATTAACCATGCGGTTGAATGTGCCATGGAAGCATTCAAAACTTGGAAAGACGTACCTGCACCCAAAAGAGCAGAGATTCTTTTCAGGGCCGCAGAGATTTTAGTAAGAGATAAAGAATGTATTGCTAAAAATATGACAGCCGAAATGGGTAAAGTGTTAGCTGAAACCCGTGGTGATGTTCAAGAAGCAATAGATATTGCTTACTATGCAGCTGGTGCTGGTAGACGATTGACAGGTGAAACAGTACCATCTGAAATGAAAAACAAATGGAGTATGAGTGCCAGATTACCTTATGGTGTAATTGGTATGATTACTCCGTGGAATTTTCCAATAGCAATTCCTGCATGGAAAGCATTTCCTGCTATCGTTGCAGGTAATACAGTAGTTTTAAAACCAGCAGAAGATACACCGTGGTCTGTTATCAGACTTGCTGAAGTATTCCAAGAAGCAGGGTTGCCAGCTGGTGTATTTAATGTTGTAACTGGTTATGGGCCAAGTGCGGGTATGCCTCTAGTAAAACATCCAGATGTGAAAGTTATTTCATTCACAGGTTCCTCTGCAACAGGTAGTTTAATTGCTAAAGAATGTTCAAAACTTGGAAAGAAATATTCACTTGAACTTGGAGGAAAAAATTCAATCACAGTAACAGAAAATGCTGACCTTGACCTTGCTGTTGAGGGTATAATATTTGGTGCCTTTGGTACCACAGGACAAAGATGTACAGCTTGTAGTAGAGTTATTGTTGATAAAAAAGTTAAAAAAGAACTTACAGAAAAATTAGTTGAACGAACAAACTTATTGAATATTGGTGATGGATTAAAAGATGAAACTACTGATGTAGGACCATTGATTAATAAGAAAGCATCAGATAAAGTTGAATGGTTTGTAATGAGAGCTATCGAACGCGGTGATTATTTGATAACAGGTGGATATAAAATAGAATTGCCAGTGCCAGGTTGGTTTTATGCTCCTACTATCTTCGGCGATATTGAACCAAATAATGAATTAGCACAAGAAGAAATCTTTGGACCTGTCGTTGCTATTATTGAATATGAAACATTGAATGAAGCAATAGATATTGTGAATGGGACTAAGTATGGATTGAGTGCAGCGATATACACAAAAGATATAAATGAAAGTTTTAAATTTATGAAAGAAGTTGAGACTGGTTTAGCATATGTTAATACAAGCTGTATTGGTGCAGAAGTTGGTCAAAACTTCGGTGGTATTAAAGATACTAGTCCTATTAGTAGTAGAGAAGCAGGGAGTATGATGTTTGAATCCGTAACGTGGTGTAAGAATATGGTAATTGATTTCTCTGGTAAATTACAGAAAGCACAAATAGATTAAATATGCTCCGTTACCCAAATGGCTACGGGAGGTGATTTGTAATCATCCGAGTTAATTCTCATTGCAGGTTCGAATCCTGTGCGGAGCTTCATTTAACTTTAACAAGAGGTTTATTATGAATACTTATGATACAATTAGGTTTTATTGTCCTTGCTGTAAAGAAAAAAATCATATATTTGTTGGTCATATAAATGCGTCTAATAATTTTTTTCAGTCAACAAATATCCCTTCTTTAGTTGCTTCGAATATAAAACCACAAAGAATAAAATGTAAAAGTTGTAATAGACCATTATCAATTAACCTTGAAGATATTCCTGTAAGACAATATAATCTTTTAGTAAGACTTGATTGTTCAGGACAAAGTGGTGGAATGGAAGAATGGTATGAGGATGCTATTCCAAAATATACAGACGAGGATTATGATTAATGTTTAGATCATTTTTTATAACAAGAAAATGGGCATTGTGGTCTTGGGGTGGGTTATTGATTCTTCTGAGTTCTTTATGGATACAAGTTAGTATTACTGTTATGATTAATGAATGGTATTCTGGTTTTTACGATTTAATGCAAAACTCTGCTTCTTATGTAACTAAGCCAAAAGAAGGTATCGATTTATTTTATCAGAAGCTTATATCAATAAATATGGAAGATAAATCATTTCTGATGTTAGCTATGCCATATGTTATTATAGCAACAATTACTAATTGGTTTACAAGAATATATGGTTTAAGATGGAGGGAAGCTATAACATTTGATTATCTTCCCAGATGGAGAAATGTTAAAGAAGATATAGAAGGTGCTTCACAAAGAATACAAGAAGATTGTAATAGATTTGCAAGAATAGTTGAATCACTTGGGTTACAAATAGTTCGTTCTATAATGACATTGATAGCTTTTATTCCTGTATTATGGGCATTGAGTTCTAAAACGGATATAACATTTTTTGGCATTATTGAAGGTTCATTAGTCTGGTATACGTTTGTTATCTCTATTGGAGGATTAATTATTACATGGTTTGTTGGTATCAAATTACCCGGCCTAGAATACAATAACCAAAAAGTTGAAGCTGCATTTAGAAAAGATTTAGTGTTAGGTGAAGATGACAAAGTTAATTATGCCTTACCAGAAACAGTACTAGAATTATTTACAGGAATACGTTTTAATTATCATAGACTTTTTAATCACTATGGATATTTAGACATATGGACAAATAGCTATGACCAGTTTATGGTTATAGTTCCTTACCTTTTAGTCGGGCCCGGCTTATTTACTAAATTAATAACTCTGGGAGTTGTAGTTCAAATAAGTAACGCATTTTCCAAAGTTCATGAAGGCTTCGGTGTGTTTTTGTACCAATTTGCTACTATAACGGAATTGAGAAGCATTCATAAGCGTTTGAAGGAGTTTGAGCTTAATCTCGCCAAATATGCGGTTTAGATGCGATTTAAGGCAATATTATAGAAAATGAGGGTTAGAGTATGGCTTTAATTAAATAACGCTTAAAACGGCTCCTAGGCGTCTTAAAAGACGTTTATTTTCAAGAACTTATAAACCCTTGTTTTCAAAGAAGTTAACTTAATCAAGTTACACGCTTAAATAAAAACCCCTTATTTTTCAAGGACTTATCTAAATTTAACTTTTTCCTTGTATTTGGTGTCAATATTTAGTATAATCGTTACATAATTAATTAGAGGAATTTTATTATGACTGAAACAAAACCATATATTCCAAATGAAACAAGCATTACTTTAACAGAAATTGTAGATGGTGTTGAAAGAACTATAACTATTTCAAAAAATATAATTGATATGAATATTCATGAAATTTTAAATGGTATCATAGAACCTGCTTTAAGAGGTTTTGGTTATGCTGAACAAACAATTGAAGATGTATTAAATCATGATAGATTTTATGAGGGGAAAGATTAAATGTCTTGGAACTATAGAATTTTAAAAACAAAACACAACAAAGAAGTTATTTACGAAGTGGTTGAAGCCTATTATGAAAATGGAAAGGTTACTGGTTTTACTGATATTTCTAAAACACCATTAAGATTTATTGGTGAAGATGTTGATGAATTAATTGATGTTTTTGAAATGGTCTTAAAGGATTTGAAGAAAAGTAAAGATGATGTATTAGATTCTAATATGTTTGATGATGAAACTAGGAGTAAAGATAAGCCAACATGGGATGAAATAGAGAAAATGGATGAAGAGGAAAGGGAGGGCTGTTAAAATGAAAATTATTTTAGATGAGGATTGTGGCTGTTGAAATGGACAATTACAACATTATTAAGACCCGGTGTAAAAGGATCAGATGAAGGAGTAGTATTAAATTGTTTACATGATCTTGGGTTTAATGAAGCTTCTGAATTAAAAATAGGACAATCGTTTTACTTAACGACAAAAGACGATACAACAAAAGAAAAAGTAGAAGAAATGTGTAAAAGACTTCTAGTAAATACTATTCTTTATGATTTTAAAGTGGAGCCGTACAATGAAAAGAATTTATAAAGAAGGTAAACCAGCATTAATTGGATTTGCTGGAAAAGCAGGAAGTGGTAAAGATACTGCTGGAAAATATCTAGTGGATAATTACCTGTTTGCTCATTATTATTTTGCAAAACCTCTTAAAGAGGGTGCAAAGGCTATGTTCAACTTGACTGATGAGCAAGTAAAGAACAAAGAAAAAGTTATTGAACCTTGGGGTAGGTCTCCTAGAGAACTTTATCAGTTGTTGGGTACAGACGTTGCACGTTCTATTGACCCTAATATTTGGATTAAAAATGCTGAAATGTTTTATCGACAAGCTCATGGATCCTCAGTTGTAATTACTGATGTACGTTTTTCTAATGAGGCCTTTTGGATAAGACAAAAAGGAGGTATTGTTATTCAAATAAAGAGAGATAACGAACCAATAACGAAAAGTAGTCATTCAAGCGAAAACGGAATGAAAGAAAGTGATTATGATTTGACTATTTTAAATACTGGAACAAAACAAGAATTATTTGATAAATTAGACCCTAAAGTTTTGAAATTTAAGGAGAAGTAAAATGTATACTCACAGAACAATGTGCACTGTACTTGACGAAGTTCGTAAATGCGACGAAACTAAAAATTATAGCTATCTATTGGGATTAGTAGAAGAACTTCAAGTAATGGGGAATCGTATGGAAGCTAAGCTTGAAACTATTAATGATTTTGAAGAATTAAAGAAAAGGCATAAAGAGCTTGAAGAACGTAAAGAAAAGCTAAAGAAAGAAATTAAAGAAAAAGGTGGCAAAGTAGATAATTGGGAGTAAAAAATGAATAGATATCCTACTGATAATGAGTTAGAATATATTCAAAAGTTTGAAGTAATTGGTCCTGAAAGGCAGATGGAATTATTTAAGTATATCTATAATATTTGGGAGTATGGAAACATTTCCATCATTAACAGCAAAATTAAAGATCGTGGTGATGGGACTGTTTGGTATACTTTAATTACTGGAGGTTGGTCTGGTAATGAAGAAATTATTGATGCTATGAAAGCAAATTTAGTTTTCTGGGCAAGGACCTGGGAAAGCAGTGATCGTAGTGGAAAGCATGTGTTTTCCGTAAAGTTATAAATAATATAAATTGCTGTATAATCTTAGAGTGAAAGTTTTTTTGGACTCGGGTGCGATACCCGACACCTCCACCATATTTAGATGCTGACTACGATTGTGAAACTAATCGGATAACGGAAGGATCAGCGACTCCTCAAGTTAACAATATGGGGGTGAAATAGTTTCGACAGGAGAATGGAAACTATAAGACAGCACGGAGTTGGCCTAAGGCTTCGTTATCAATAGGCCACATCATAAATGCTGACTCTTATGAGTACGCAATGGCAGCGTAAGCTGACGGGGTTCAGGGGAGCCTGGCAACAGAAATCCCCTACTAACTTTTAGAGGTGAAGTTATGAAATTATTTGATGGTGGTTTAATAGTAGTATCGATTGTTTTAGTATGGGTGTTTTACAGCATCTGGATCACACCATAAGAATAAAGTTTTTCCTTGTATTATGTAGTATAATTTGTTATAATGTATATAACAATTAGGAAATCAACTAAGTGTTGATTATTGTGAAGTGATGAATGGTTCATCATTATTTGTTAATTGAAAAGGAGCAAAGTATGAGTATGACTAAAAAACATGGAATGCCTAAAGTAGGACAGAAAAATGCACGGAAGATTACCAGGCGTGAGTCTGAATTGACCGGCCTACCACGATGGGTAGAAATGTACACTAGCCCAGCGACTGGTGAAGTATCTTTTAAGAATGCCAACATTGATGGTGGTGCAAAAACTGTTCGGTCTATTAGGAAGACGTTGAATAGTTTTTATTCAGCTTAAACGGCATACCCCCGTTGGTCGGAAGATAGAGAGGGAAAATATTAAGGACTAAATTTATATTTACGAATTAATTAGGGGTTCTTAGGAACCCCACCCTCTTTTCTTTTTTTAAACTATGAGAAATTTATTTCAAAAGATAAAGAAAAGTAAACATTCAAAGTTGTTATTAAAACTTTATATTGTTTGGTGTGTGATAGCTGATCTTACATTATTAAGTGGTATTATTTGGAGTTTTATTTATTTTTGGTGATAATATGAAAAAGCTTATTTTATTATGTTTTATTATGATTTTTTGTAGTGGTTGGAGCTGGAATAATAATATATTATATACTGCTAGTCATACTACAAATGAGATTAATTGTTTAGCTAAAAATATTTATTTTGAAGCAAGAGATCAATTAGTAAAAGGACAAATAGCCGTAGCATTAGTTACTATAAATAGAGTTAAAAGTAAAAGATTTCCAAATAGTATTTGTAAAGTTGTAAAACAAGCACAAAAAAAGAATGGAAAAATAGTATTACATAAATGTCATTTTAGTTGGTATTGTGATGGAAAAAGTGATAAACCAAAAGATAAGATGTCGTGGGAAATATCTTATCTAATAGCCAGAGCCATGTTAAAGAATCCTATTAAAGATTTTTTGCATGGTGCAACACATTATCATAGAATAGATGTAAATCCATACTGGAACAAGAGAATGTTAAAATTCTCTACCATTGGCGACCATGTATTTTACATAGATGCCCTTAATCGTTAAGAAAGGACACCCATGGCAAATAATAAATCAAACGAAACAACTCCTAACACAACACCGGATGATAATGATATATATTTGTTTATGAGTTCTGTAAATGATGAAAGCTGTAGAGATTTAATTTCTTTTATTATAGCAAAGAATTTAGAAAAACCAAAAGCAAAATATTTACAGCTTATTATTAATTCTAACGGTGGTGATCTAAATGCAGCTTTTGCAGTAATTGATATAATGAGAGGTAGTCCAATAGCAATAAGAACCGTTGGGTTGGGTATGATTGCTTCAGCGGCTTTTGCAATATTTATTGCTGGGGAAAAAGGACATAGAACATTAACACCTAATACATCTATAATGAGTCATCAATACACTTGGGGATCTTATGGCAAAGAACACGAACTGTTTTCGACGGTTAGAGAATATGAGTTAACAACAGAAAGAATGCTAGTGCATTACAAAAAATGTACTGGACTAAATGAGAAACAAATTAGAGAATATCTATTACCACCCCATGATGTCTGGTTGAGTGGTAAAGAAGCAAAAAAACTCGGAATTTGTGATAATGTAAAGGTGATGAAATAATGAGTATTGATATTTCCTTGACAATAGAAGAACTTGTAAAGAAAAAAAATATTACATATATGGAAGCTATCTTAGAATATACTAATGAAGTTGATGGTGAAATTGAAATAATAGCAAAGATGTTAAACAAATCTATTAAAGACAAAATTGAAGCGGAAGCAACAGAACTTAATATGTTTAAGAAATCAACAAAACTTCCAATTTAAGAAAGGAGGATAATAACCTATATAATGATACTAAGTAATACAAATAATACAACGCAATATTAAATTTAAGGAGTAATATATGTCTAGTTTTAAAGATTTAAAAAAGAATAGAATATCCAACCTAGAATCCCTCTCTAAACAAGTTGAAAAACTTGCAGAAAAACCTTCATATGGTGATGATAGAATCTGGAAGTGTGAACGTGATAAGTCTGGTAATGGTTATGCCGTTATTCGTTTCCTTCCTGCCTCAAACAATGAAGATGTACCTTGGGTTCAAATGTGGTCACACGGCTTCAAAGGTCCTGGTGGATGGTACATTGAAAATTCCTTGACCACTCTTGGTAAAGATGATCCTGTATCAAAAGCAAACACAGCTCTCTGGAACTCTGGTATTGAATCAGATAAAAATATTGCCAGAGATCGTAAACGAAAATTGAGTTATTATTCAAATATTCTCGTATTGGAGGATAGTGCTAATGCAGAGAATGAGGGGAAAGTATTCTTGTTTCGTTATGGTAAGAAAATCTTTGAGAAAATTACTAGTGTCATGAATCCAGAGTTCAAAGATGAAACACCACTAAATCCTTTTGACTTTTGGGAGGGTGCGAACTTTAAACTTAAAATCCGTCAAGTAGAAGGCTATGCAAATTATGATAAGTCAGAGTTTGCTGGTCAGTCTAAATTGTTTGATGGTGATGATGCAAAGTGTGAAGCTATTTGGAAACAACAATATGCACTTCAAGAGTTGGTAAGTGCTGATAATTTCAAATCTTATCAAGAATTGGAAGCACGGTTTAATACTGTGGTTGGTTCTAGTTCTGATTTTGAAGAAACTATTGATTCTGAGGATGCAGTAGAACCTGATGTGAAGGAATCATCTTCTGATGATTCTTTGGATTACTTTAAGAAGCTAGCAGAACAATAAAACTGGTAACGGGGACTTCGGTCCCCGTTATTACTTTGCATGACTTTCTGCAACATAAGAATTTGTTGCTGAAGTAGCAACTTCATAGGTATTATTATCCCCACCTTTGTTTATTTGTGTCATGTTAGTAGAACCACCAGCACCTCCACCTGCTCCCTGTGTTTTTTGTGCTTGTGCTTGTGCTAACATCATACCTGATTCATTTCTTAAAAGAGCAGCCTCACTTTCCCTTCTTGTAGAATATTTATCACCAAAATTTTCTAACTCTTTTGTAGCTCCTGTCCAATTACCACTTTGTGCTAATTTTTGAAAGGTTGGGGTTTCACTTAAACTTCCATATTGAAATGCAACAGAAGCAGCAACTGTTTTTTGCGCTGAAGTTAAATCACTAAACATTTTTCCACCCATCTTTTTAGCATTCGCATTCCATTCTCTTTTGAGTTTAGAAAGAGCACCACTTTTTGACATCTTATCAATTTCTTTGGCTTCTTTGGCAGTAATCTTTAATTCGCGAAATTTTAAAGCTACTACTGCCTTTTCACCTTTAAGTCCTAGGAATGGTGCCAGTTTAGCTTGCAGTTCTGGTGATAAACCTTTAATATCTTGTGGACCTCTTGCACCTAAATCAAACCCTGTAGCAATTGTTACACCAGATTTAGAACCTGTTGGGTCAGGAACATAGCCTTCTAATTTTGAACCACCTTCTTTTTTAGAAATAAATCCCCAATCAATTTGACCTTTCTCAATCTTTACAGGTGTTACTATGGGCATAGATGGTTTCTTTGCATCATGCTTTACAGGTGTTACTATGGGCATAGATGGTTTCTTTGCATCATATATAGCCGCCTGATCAGCTTTAAGTTGGTCGAGTCTTTTTTTAAGTCTGGTCAATGTTTGCTTCCGCTCACCGGGAGCATTTTCCTTTCTTAGATTAGCAGCATCCATTTCATTATATACAGATTGTATTTCAGCTTCTATTCCTTTTAGATCACCTTTAGCAACAGCAGAGGATGCACCTCCTCTTCTTCTTTTAAGTTGTTCTTGTTTTAGTCTTTCTTGTTCTGCATTTTTTTCTTCTTGGGACATTTCATTATATTTTTTACCAGATTTTAATTCTCTTAATTCTTTTATTTCTTTTTGAGTTAATTCTTTTTGAGTCTTGCCAAACATAGTATCATATATATCACCAAAGAAATTTGTAATTCCTTTAGCCCATTTATCACCAGTTTCCTTTGATATCATACCTAATGTTAAAGCTTGCATAAATCCTGATAAGCCAGCCTCCCATACCTGTTTAACAGTTCCACCTTCTTCCCATTTCTTATAACCGTCAAATATTCCTTTACCAACAGCTATAACTAATCCAGCAATACCAAGTCCTTTAGCAATTGTTCCAACCGCTGGCATCGCACTACCCATAGCACCAGCAAGTTTACCAATAAGACCACCGGCACCTTTTGCACCCATAATTGCAACTTTTAATGGTGCAGTAAGTAAAGAACCAGTTGTTCCACCAATGATTTTTCCTAATACGAACAAACCAGCAATAGATTTAAATACTCCACCTACCTTGCTTACAATTCCATCTTCACTCGTACCAAACCATTCTTCCCATTTTGCTTTAATATCTTTAGTTAATGAACCGTCATAACCAAGTAGTTTTGCACCCCAGACTAACAGTTCATCAACTGTGTTCGCAACAAAAGTACCGACCTCTCCAAAAACACCAAGAATTGCTGTAAATTTTTCTGTCCCTGTTTTATCATCCCAACCAGCTAATTGTTCTTTAATTCCATCAAACATCTGTGTTAAATTATCCCATTCTTCTTTAAATAATGTAATTGTAGCTGGTAGGAGAGTTTTCATCCCCCATGTCGCTATACTTGCGGCGATCGGTTGTAGTACATTATATACTTCTTCTAATGCACCTTTAAACGCCTTCCAGAATTTTTCTAATTGTTTTATATCTAATTGTGTAAATAAAGCAATTAAACCAACACCTAATAAACCGACAATAAGTTTCTTATACTTACTAAACATTTTTTTAATACCATCTTTTGCAGCTTTACCGGTACCTGCCATTCCACTACCAGCACTTTTAAGTATGCCCTTCAGAGATTCTAAAAACTTTTTATTCTCAGCTTTTTTCTCTTTTTCTGCTTCTATATCTTTAGGCGGTTCTTTAACAGCTTCTTTAACACCTTCTAATTGTTTTCTAATGTTCTCATTAATTTTTAACAGAGTTTCATTAGTCTGCTTTTGTGCAGCTGTTAAGTCTTTTAAATTGTCGTCAGCCATTATGGTTTATCCTTGTTGTTGTTTTTGTCTTTCGTTTTCTTCTTCAATGTGTTTCATTAATAACATTATATAAATTTCACGTTCCCATGGAATTAGATTTTCTACCTCGACCAATGAATACTTATGATGTTGCATCAAACTAAAATTAGTGTTATAATAGTTACTTATTGATTCCTGTCCGAGGCTTATTCGAAAAAAGATCCAAGACCCTCCAGAGTCTTAGTATCCTTCCAACCACATATACTAGCGTTTTTTCCTTTACCGTTCTTTGATGTGCATTTTAATTCAACTTCATGTTTTAACACGGGAACTGTATCAAAGAAGTTTTGAATTTTAGTAAAGGATTCATCAGGTAATGATTCCATAAATTCATTTAATTCTTCTCTAGTGTGATCTTTTGAAGCATATACTGTTTCTTTATCCCAAATAGATTCTATACAAAATGAAATAGTAGTGAATATATTTTCTACATCACTATTTTCTTTGCTAATAACCTTTTGTATGTCCATTGAAGGATATTTCATAATTACACCAACATCATCTGATAATGGTATTTTAATGTCATGTCCTTCTGTTCTGGTTATTTCTATTTTTGATAAATCAACTTGTATAGCAATTGGTTTTTTACATTTACCACATTCAAACGATAAGTCAACAATTTCACCTTTTGATTTAGCTCTTAATTGTAAAAAGATATATTCAATATCAAACATCGGCATATTTTTTACATCAAGATCCTCATATACGCAATTATGAATTATATCTTTAATTGCCGTTGTCATTTCTTCTTCTTTATCACTTTCCATAGCAATAAGAAGAATCTTTTCTTCTTTGACCAAGAACGGTCGATAATTTACTTCTTTTCCAGATGACGGAATTTTTAATTGATACTTGGGTACTGCGATTGTTGGTAATGCCATTTCATTCGCTCCTTTTATGAAATAATAATTAAATAATAATTAAATACTAATACCTCCGATCATATTTTTTCCTCTTACTATTGTTGACAATTTTGGTAAAGATAAACTATCAAGGAAATGTCCCATAGTCGATCCAGTTTCACTTGCTTTTGCCTTAGCTTTGTCAATATGTCTTTGAAAGTTATTGAACGTATTTAAAGAAGAATTTTCTGGTACAAGGCCAGTATGATCTGTATATTTAATATCACGGTATGTTATATTTGTAGATACTTTTTGAATACTATTGGCAAGACCATGACCTAAAGCTAGTGGTGTAACTGTTTTTGGATATGCTTCAAGTAGTTTTGCAGATAACATAACTTTTAAATCCTCACCGTCTGATTCTGCAACACCGGAACATTGATGAATTGTTATTGTACCAATGTAATCCGTATAATAACTAACTCGCGTATTAACAATCATTAAGTCCATCCATGCTTTAATAAAATTAAATTCTTTTAAATCATCACTTACATAAAACGTCAGGGTTATTGGTTCTACTATTTTATCATAAGCATATTCTGCCGTTGAAAATGCACCCATCTGTGGTGTTGGTTTTGTTGCTATCACCTGACCTGGAATTGAAACAGTATCACAATTCAATGCTATTTCTTTTAGTTGTTTTGAATAATCTCCACGAAGTTTATTAGGAGGTGTAATTGTAACATAATATAAATAAGGTCTTGAAAATAAATTAGACCTTTTTACTTGAGACATCATTCTGTTTATACTATTATCCGGTGTTATTAGTTTTTTTTCAGCTAGTTTACCCTCTTCGGCTTGATCCCAGATCCCCATATTAACGGTTCCAGTTGAATTATCTATTGACCATTTATCTGCCATTTTTTATATCCTTTGTAGTCTTAATGATTCTTTCCAAACTAACATACTATTCACTTTTTTTCCTTCACTTGTAATAAACATTTCTGCTGGTTGTTCTAATGATAATAACCAGTCCGCTGGATGAACTTCTATGATTTTTGATTTAATATTATCTTTTTTATATTTTCTAAAAGAAACTTTAGCACCTCTGAATTTCTTTGATATTAGTATAATTTTCTGAAATGCCTTAACAAATAATATAGTCTTTTCTGTAATAATATCTGTTGTAGAAAAAAATGGCCTCATATTTTCAAATAACTTGATTCTTTCTTTAGGGGCTAGATAATGAAAATCAATACCTTCATATAAACCTTTTCGTTTTCTTAGCATAAATATTAATGGAAACTTATTATAATATTTTGTGTCGCTACTAGCCATGTATCTATAAATATACATTTTACCGGGAATTAATCGTGTTACTTCTTTTCCTTTTATTTGTCTTAATGTTGCCATGTATATATTTATAACACTTTCTTGGATTTTTTAGTCTTGATTCCGAGCTCTTTTTCGGTTATAATCACAAATTCATATCCTCGTTTCTCAGCCCATTTACGAGCAGCCTTCCATTTTGCCTGATTCATTATATAAGCTTTGAGTTTCTTGATATATCCCGGAGTCTGTTTCTTTGGTTTCTTGGGGGGTTTACATTGGTCTGCTGGTTTGACTTCAATGATATATTTTCTATATTCTCCTGTCTTAGATTTTACTTTAGCATAAAAATCAACGAAATATCGTCTGGTTTTCTTCTCTACTGGACTATAATATGGAATAATGACATTTTCAGAACCCCATTCAATTACGTTGGGGTGAGTGTCCAGATACTTCATATACTTCAATTCCCATGTTGAACGGTATTGACATTCTTGAAGATTTGCCACATATTTTTCTTTATTTTGAACTATGTAACGACCGACTCTTGGATATTTTTTCATAAAACTTTTATAAATATAGTATAGTTCCAGTATTTATAATAGGAGTAGGAAATGCCAAATCAATCAATCACAGAAATATACGAAGAACAAAGAGGGGATGTCGCCGATAAGGAAGGTCAGACTTTACCAACGCATAGGTATCCGATACACCTAGATAACTTTAATAGTGATAATGTAACACCCATACTTCAAGAATGTATTCATTTTACTGCTGTCAAGCAAGGTGGTATTTCTTTACAAGCAGAGGCAGATAATTCTAAGGCTATAGCAGAAGCAGAAGCAGACCAACATAGACAAGAAATGATACATAAAAATGGGATGTTAAAAACAGGTTCTTCAGGTTCGTATGTTCATCCTGACAATACAGCAAGAGAGAATCGAGACGCAGATTATGCAACTACTCAAGCAGAAGATGGTAACCGTACTGTTGGTGATGTTTGGTGGGAAGGTGCAAGAATAATGGCAGAAGGTGCAAAAAAAGGACTGAAAAAAGTGGGTAAAGTAGTAACAACACAAATGAAAGCAATGCAACAAAAACCTAAAAATCTTGAACATTGTTTTTTATATATGCCTAGTTCTGTACAGTATGAAGAAGGTGCATCATGGGGAGCAGCAGAACTTAATGGATTAGGCAATATGATAAAACAAGGATTAAGAGGTCAAGGTTCTGCTGTTGATATTGTTAAAAACTTTTCTGGTGGCACGATTACTGGTCTTGCCAAAGCAGTTGCTGTAGGTGGTGGTGCATTAGCAGCAGGTGCTATTGGGGCTCTTGGTATAGCTTCAATGTTTGAAGGTGTTGGTAATGGATTAAGAGCTGCAGGAAGATTTACAGAAAATCCTTATGAAGAGCAATTATTTAATGGAATAGGATTTAGAAGTTTTACTTTTGAATTTGCATTTGCTCCTGCTAGTGAAGCAGAAGGAAAAGAAATAGATAATATTATTAAAATGTTTAGATTTCATTCCAGACCAAATTTTGTTGGTGGATGGCTTGGTGATGGACTTTATACATTTCCAAATGAATTTAGTATAGATTTTAAAATGAATGTAAATAATGAATTTGTAGATCATAAATTCTTACCAAAACTATATAATTGCGTATGTACGAATGTTTCTACTAATTATTCACCAGAAGGATTTTATGTAGCATTAAGAGATGGTAGACCAGTTTCATATAATCTTAGTTTAGCTTTCACAGAAACCGTGAAAATTACTCAACGTGAAATAAAACAAGGATATTAGTATGGCATACTTTAAATATTTCAATAAAATTAATTATGATGTTCGTGGTGTTAAAAACAATGAGAATGTGGATGTTATAACAAATTTACTTCAACGCGTTCGTTTAAAAGTAAATTTTATAAAAAATCAAGCCTTTTTTGCCCAACATCAAATAATAGATGGTGAAACACCAGAATATATTGCATATAAGTATTATGGTGATACGGAATTACATTGGGTTGTTTTATATGCACAACAAGCAACTAATCCATATTATGATTGGCCATTAACTTATTTTGTATTAAAGAAATTTGTTGATAAGAAATATGGTGCGGCCAATATTAATAACACCCATCACTACGAAGATGCAGATAAATACCAAGTTGATTCAACAGCATCTGGTGCAACTGCTATTACTAATTTTGTGCATGAAGAAACATTAAATGATGCAAAACGAAATTTAACTCTCATTCGACCAGAATATGTTGGTGATGTAGTTAAAGAACTTAAAGAATTGTTAAAATAATATGGCTAAAACACAAGAACGCGCAGCTGACGTAAGATTTGAATTTTTAGAATTAGTAACACCGACAGGAACTTTTGATCTTCAAAAACTTTTTGTTAGTATAAATATATATGAAGATTTGTTTGGTGATAGTGTTACTATGGATATACTTCTTAATGATTCTATTAATCTTCCACAAAAAGCACCCATACTCGGTGAGGAATATCTTAATTTTATTGCACATAGTAAATCTGTTGATGGTGAAGGTGTTGGTATAGCTCCCGGTCCAATGTATACCGTTTCAATAGCTAACAGACATCTTGCTAAAGATCGACAACAATTATACCTTCTTCATCTTACTTCCGAGCAAGATATTGTAAATAGTAATACTACTGTTAGTCGTTCTTGGCGAGGAAAAACTATATCACAAATTGTTAATGATATTTATTATGACTATTTGGATATTGATGAAGTTCAAGATTTAATTATTGAAAAAACTTCTGGCTTAGAGAACATTGTTATTCCTAACTGGAAACCATTTAAGGCTGTTAATTGGTTAGCAAAAAGGGCAATAAATAACAATAATGTACCAAATTATTTGTTTTGGGAATCTAATGGTGTTACTTATTTTCAAAGTATTGAAACTTTATTAACACAAAAAGTTAAACAGAAATTTATATTTTCACCTATTATTAGTTCCAATCAAAAAATGGAACAATTAGTCAAAGGTAAAACACAATTAGATAATTTAGAAATTATTAATCAATTTAATACTACAAGAAATATTGAAAATGGTTTATATGCTTCTAAATTAATTACACATGATATTGTAAAAAAGAAAATCCAACAACATACATATAATTTAACTCAAGCTTATGCATCTGATATTACTCATACAGATAAATATATGCCTATAAGTTCGACTGAGACATATTATGATGTCGCTGATCGTTTTACATTTGCTCCACAAGAAGTTGGTTTGAATAAAGGTGATAATATACAATCATATTATGATAGTAAAGTTATGTTTCATCCAAAACATAATCAAATGTATTCAAAAAATAATAATGATGTATATGATAATAAAGTTGAAGAATGGAAATTAAAAAGAAATACATTGATACTTGGTTTAAATCAAATAAAATTAAGAATTACTTTTTCTGGTAAATCATATTTACGAGTAGGGCATACGGTTGATATAACTGTACCATCACCAGAAAAAGTATTAGAACAAAATCCGGGTAAAGTAAAAAATCCAGATGATTTAGTTGATAAGTATTTATCTGGAACTTATTTAATTACAGCATTGAGGCATATGATTGAATGGAATAGTGGTAAACCAGTATATACAATGGTCGCTGATGTTACAAAAGATGCTTTAGGTGATGTTCCCTCATATAGGAGTAAAGAATAATGTACGGTGAATTTGTATGGTGGCAGGGTGTCGTAGAGGATAGAGTAGACCCATTGAAGTTAGGTCGTTGTCGTGTTCGTATTTTAGGATACCATACTGATAATAAACAAGAGGGTGTTGGAATTCCTACTGCTGATTTACCATGGGCAACACCAAGTCAACCAATAACATCTGCAGCTATGAATGGTATTGGTACTACACCTATGGGCCCAGTAGAGGGAACATGGGTATTTGGTTTTTTCCGTGATGGTAAAAATGCACAAGAACCTGTAATTATAGGAACTTTTGGTGGAATACCAGAAGATAAGTCTAATCCTGTACTTGGTTTTAATGACCCCAATGGTATATATCCAAACACATTAAATGAACCAGATACAAATAGATTGGCTGTTGCAGATTCAACAAAAGAGCATCCGGTTATACAGATTAAAAAAGATGCACGAACTAATAATGGAATGAATATTCCAATAGCTAATGGAGGAACATGGACAGAACCAGAAGTTCCATATGCGGCTAACTATCCTAAAAATCATGTAAGACAATCAGAATCAGGACATATTGAAGAATGGGACGATACATCTACTAAGGAAAGAATTCACATATATCACAAATCAGGAACATTTGAAGAAATTCATCCGGATGGTACGACTGTTCATAAAATCGTTGGTGATAATTACACTATAAAGGCTAAGTCTGATAATATTCATATAATTGGAAATTGCAATATAACTATTGATGCAAATGCTAATTTATATGTTAAAGGTAATTTGGAACAACAAATAGACGGTGATTGGAATATTGTATGTAAAGGAACAAAGACGGAGAATGTTAAGAAAGCTGTTACAGAGATATATGAGGATGCACAAACTACCAATGTGTCATCTAATAGAAAATTAACTGCCGGTCCTTTGATAGATATGGATGCAGGCACTATTACATTGAACTAATATTATGCCTATTACATTTACAACAGGATTAAAACCAACATTTCCAGTAGATAGTTTCGGCTCGGAAAAAGAACACGTTAAACAATTAGCTACTGCATTAACGGGTGGTACTGCATTTGTTAATCCATTAGCTACTAGTATCACAACATTGGTGGCTCGTATTGATACTATTCAAACTGCATTAGCAGGAGAAATATCTACAAGTCTTTCTGAAAAAACGACAATACTCAATAGAGGATTTAACGCTGGGCGACCACAAGGATGGCATGATGCAGTAGCAGATGGTCAAAGTGGTTATACACATCATAATATGTCAGATGTATATGAGGCGATAAATGATTATTATAACCATGCCGTTACATTGAATACACATCTAACTACTTTAAAAAATTATATTAATCAAGCTGATGTTGACAACTTTAAGTTACATATGGAATTATTGTCTGGTATAGATCCTTCTCCTCCATCTGGTATAATTAAACCCAATTTGAATGGACTGATGGGATTGGCTATGGCAATAACAGATATAGAGAATCGTTTTGGTATAACATTCACTAACTATCTCACAGGATTATTTGGTACATTATTCACAGCAGATACTACGATTGCCGCTGCACAAACACATATGAATACAGACCCACTATCTGCTGGAACTTATCAATCACTATCTGTATTAACCAATGTAGATAAAGCATATGTTAGTGGTGCTACTGGTGATGCTCGAGTTTGGAATGATGATATTGTGGAATCTAAACTCACTCCTCTTTTTGCTCCATTCATAGCTCATTCTGCACAACAAGCTACTCATCTTGCAGCTTTTACTGCACACATTACAACGGATATGGCTTATTATAATGCAACTGTTGATAAATTAGAACAGTATATTCAGGCTTATCAGGTTTCGGGACATATACAGGATCCTTATTACAAATTCATGTATGATTCAGTATTTGGTAGTGCTACTGTTATAGAGATTGCAACAAAATTAACCAACGGAGATATTACATAATGCCACCAGCTGCAAGAATCGGAGATGCAGATGTAGTACATTGTTCCACACCATCTCGAGCACAGGGATCTTCTAATGTATTGGTCAATGGTATTCCTTGGTCAAGACAAGGAGATATTAACACAGTACATCTCAAACCATGTGGTTGTCCGCCGTGTTGTTGTCCACATACTGCACCAATCGCATCCGGCTCCAGTACGGTGATCGTTAACGGTCGTGGTGCTGGTAGAATTGGTGATAGTATCGCAGGCTGTACATCAATCGCCCAAGGTTCTCCAAATGTATTCGCAGGATAACACGCTGATGTCTTACTATTATACATATTATACCAACAGGCATATAGGAGAGTATTATGCACGAATTTTCAGAAGTAAATCAACTGAGGACACAATGCACAATATTAGAGAGTCAGGTAATTGGTGATACACAAGTTGTTCCTTGTATTTTATTAACCATTTTAGTATAATATAGGTATAATCTAGGAGTATAATATGTATGATGAAATAAGTCAGTTCCAGACAAGAATGGCCATTCTTGAGTCACAACTGGAAGCTAAAAATACTAAAATTTCGTATATGGAAACTGAAATTCAACGATTAACTAATTTAGTAGGTTCTCTGCTAAAGAAAGACAAATGGGATGGTGAGACTATCGAACCAACACTTGAGTATAAAATAGGAAATCATCAGTGAAAACTTTTAAAGAATTTGTTAAAGAAGAAATGACTATGGTGACTATATTTTGTGATATGGATGGTGTGTTGGCTAATTTTTTAGGTGGTATTACAAGACATTTAGGTAAAACAAAGATTGACCAAGGCGACGTAGATAAAGTACTATCATCCGATGCAGGTACTTCAAAGAAATGGTGGTTAAATCTCGAACCTATGTCAGACGCATTAGTACTTTGGAAATATATAAGTAAATATGATGTCCAGATATTATCAGCTTGTCCTTCTATATGTAAAAATGACAAAGCCGTTGTAGCGGGAAAGAAAGCATGGGTAAAGAAACATTTAAAACCGTCACCTGTTAAAGTAAATATAGTACAAAGAAAACAAAAGAAAGACTTTGCAACAGAGACTAATATATTAATTGATGATCATTTAAAAAATATAAGAGAGTGGGAATTAGCTGGAGGTGTAGGTATTGTTCACAAGAATGCAAGAAAGACGATTAAACAATTAGAAAAACTCATAACTTGA